AGGCGCACAAGGTGCAGCAGGTGCACAAGGTGCCACAGGCGCTACAGGCGCACAAGGTGCAGCAGGTGCACAAGGTGCCACAGGCGCTACAGGAGCACAAGGTGCAGCAGGAGCTCAAGGCGCTACAGGCGCTACAGGAGCACAAGGTGCAGCAGGTGCACAAGGTGCCACAGGCGCTACAGGAGCACAAGGTGCAGCAGGAGCACAAGGTGCCACAGGCGCTACAGGCGCACAAGGTGCAGCAGGTGCACAAGGTGCCACAGGCGCTACAGGTGCACAAGGAACAGCAGGTGCACAAGGTGCCACAGGCGCTACAGGAGCACAAGGTGCAGCAGGAGCACAAGGTGCCACAGGCGCTACAGGAGCACAAGGAACAGCAGGTGCACAAGGCGCTACAGGAAGAACGGGAGCACAAGGAACAGCAGGTGCACAAGGCGCTACAGGAAGAACGGGAGCACAAGGAACAGCAGGTGCACAAGGAGCCACAGGCGCTACAGGAGCACAAGGAACAGCAGGAGCTCAAGGTGTCACAGGCGCTACAGGCGCACAAGGTGCAGCAGGAGCTCAAGGTGCCACAGGCGCTACAGGCGCACAAGGTGCAGCAGGTGCACAAGGTGCCACAGGCGCTACAGGAGCACAAGGTGCAGCAGGTGCTCAAGGCGCTACAGGAAGAACAGGCGCTACAGGAGCACAAGGTGCAGTAGGTGCACAAGGTGCCACAGGCGCTACAGGAGCACAAGGTGCAGTAGGTGCACAAGGTGCCACAGGCGCTACAGGCGCACAAGGTGCAGCAGGTGCACAAGGCGCTACAGGAAGAACAGGCGCTACAGGCGCACAAGGTGCAGCAGGTGCACAAGGTGCCACAGGCGCTACAGGAGCACAAGGTGCAGTAGGTGCACAAGGTGCCACAGGCGCTACAGGCGCACAAGGTGCAGCAGGAGCTCAAGGCGCTACAGGAGCACAAGGCGCAACAGGAGCACAAGGAGCCCAGGGTGCAACAGGTAGAACAGGCGCAACAGGAGCCCAGGGTGCAACAGGAGCAACAGTTCCATATAATATTAATCTTCAAGCAATACCTGTGTTTCCTTTTTCATCAGGGTTACAACCTGAACTATATTACTCAATTGCTTTTTCTGAACCAGGTTGTATTATTACTGTTCCTCCTTTATTTCAATGTACTACAATTAATTATGAATTTGCGTTGTATGTATGTGGACGAAATGCTTGTCCTGCAACTTTCTCAGATGCAAAAGCAACTCATAATACTCCGTTGAACAATGAAGTTTGTAAAGCACATACTGGTGTACCACTCGATTATTGTACTGATGGTATTGTCACACCGTTTAACCGTTATTTTTGTTGTATTATCGGAGGACCTGGTGGTCCTCCCTTTGAAGATGCATTTATCGAATGGTTTTATTATATAGAGACAAATAATGCGGCGCAGGCTTATGTTACTGGTAAATTTACTTTTATGGCAAACAAAAATTATATTAAAAATGTGTGGGATGCGCACGGGTACCCAGGACCAGTAGGTAATGGTATACCTCTTTTCAACCCGTCAAATCATAACCAATAATAATCAATAAACTTAAAATAAATAAATAAAAGTGAATAAAACGTTTTATTTATTTATTTATTGTCATATTTAATGATACTTCATAATCTAAACACTCAATTTTATTAATGATAATCCTTCTCAAATTCTGCATATTTTGTCGTAATGAAATTATAAAATTTTCACTATTATTATTAGAAATTAGTTTTAATAATGAAATGTGATATATTTGTTCAATATGCTCTATATATGAGTTATCAGCATACTTATTTTTAATAAAATCAATTGTATATAAGGAATCATTATAATTTTTATTTTTTACAAATGTATTATTAATAAATTTATGGTAATCAATTAAACAAATAATTAACTCATTACTGCTACTTGTTGCTAGTTCTAAGTTATAATTTTCTAAAAAAGTATCCCCATTATTATTTGAACAACTCATACAAAATGGCATAATAGATTTTATTTTAAGTAATAACTCTTTTGTATTTTTTTTTTGATTATCACTTGGATTTTCTGGATATATAGTTGAAAACGAATGTAATAAATGCCAAATAACATGGTAACATCGTGTTTTAATAATATTTGAGAGTAACAATCTTTTAAAATTAGATATTACAGTGGAATCATTATTAATTGAATTACATAATAATTGGTTTAATTCGTTACTAACTTGTTCCATAATGTATTTAATATATTAATAATATATTTTAAAATAATTTAAAACTTTTACCAAATATATTAATAAACATGGATTTAATATACAAGAAAGATAAAAATGGTAAAGATATATTATGCAATGAAGATGAAAGACACCAAATCATGATGGAATGGGAAAAACCTTATATGGAAAAATCAATTGAACTCTTGAATCCGTTTGGTAAAGTATTGGAAATCGGGTTTGGATTGGGATACAGTGCAACAAAAATATGCAGTTTCAAAAATGTCAAAGAGTATAATGTAATAGAGTGCATGCCGATTGTATGGGAAAAATTTGAAGAATTCAAAACTGAACAACAAATTGCAAGACCTGAACTAAAAATAAATTTAATAAAAGGTAGGTGGGAAGACGTTTTACAGACGACGGAAACATTTGACTCCATATATTTTGACGACTATGTGTTGAATTCAGACATGGATATAGGTAATAGAAGAATGATAAAAGATAGGTTTTCACATTTTTTACAGAAAGTCTTGCAAAATCATACAAGAATTGAGACTAGAATATCTTTTTATTCTGGTGTAAATTGTATAGAAATGTACAAAAATATAACTTGTATACATGTAGAATGCAGCGAATATAAAATAGAGATTCCAGGCGATTGTAAATATGCAAAAGGGAATAAAATGTATATTCCAATTATAACAAAGACGTCAAATGCAGAACTTGATTTAAAAGATAAATTAATTCCCGCTAATAATGTCAATAATATGCAGAAAATAAATCCGGAAATTCATGAAGAAATAAAAAAAGAAATTGAAATACACACCAAATATAAAACATTGTTTGATGATATACAAGTTCGCAGTCCGTCGTGCGGATTAATTGTTATTGATAATTTTTATAAAAATCCACACGAAACGAGGAAATATATTTTAACCCAAGAGTTTTCTGTTCGTGGAAATTATCCAGGGCAAAGAACTATTTCATACGCGACTCAGCATTTGAAAGACATTATTCAAGGATATGTCATGCCGTTTGGTGGAAAGATTACAGATTTTCCAATTCCAGATAAAACAACAAATGCGAACATTTACAACGGGTCTTTTCAATACACCACTTCTCGAGACAGGTCTTGGGTTCATATTGATGGTTATAATAACTGGGGCGGAGTTTTGTACATGACTCCGAATGCGCCGCTATCATCAGGAACAGCATTTTACAAGTTCAACGACGGAGCAGAGTGTCAACGAGACCAAGATATTTTAGAAAATAAAACCCAAACAGACACATTTAGTCAAGATATGACAAAATGGCAACTGGTGGATCGAGTGGGGAATGTTTTTAACAGGCTCATATTATTCAATTCCAAGCGATTTCACATGTCGATGGATTACTTTGGTGATTCAAAAGAAAATGGAAGACTTTTTCAAGTGTTTTTCTTTTCAACCGAAAAATGATTTATGACGGTTCCTTTTACCCCCTCCCTTGTTCAAAAGGGATAATCTGCGAAAACCTTTTTGAATAAAATTTATTTTTATATAATTGTGAAAATGATTGTGATATAATAATAATTAACCTAAACAATTTAAACCCATGGTTAGATATATTGTAAATAGTTAACGCATTGTGTAAAAATGCCATCCATTGTCATCGTTGAAAAGAATGGTGATTTGAAAGTACGGGAATATAAAAGCACAAATACAGACGAATTGTATAAAAAATGCAATTTAAAAAAATCGGAAGGATTTGATAAAGTTACGGAATGGGGATATTCAAAAAAGGGCGATGGTCGGGTTACAGTTGAATTATGGGCACGAAGTGAAGGTCAGGCAAACCAAGAGAATAAATATGATTTTCCACCACCTGTGGATTCTGAATTATTTTTTGGAAGTTGTGCACTTTTGTTGAGAGATTCAAATATGAAAATTATTGATTTGACAGTTGAAAAATGGAATAAAATATATGAGCATTTATTTGGTGGGTTTGAAACACTTGCAGACAATGCGGATGAAGATGATGAAGAAGAAGATGAGTTGGCAAATGTTCCATCAAGTATGAAGACAAAGGATGGTTATTTGAAAGACGGTTTTATTATTGAAGATGCATTAGAAGATGCTGATCCCGATGCTGAAGAAAATTCAAGCGATGATTCTGAAGATGATTGCGAGTCGGAAGGGGATGAAAGTACTGTGTCGACAGACGAAGAGAATGAAGACGATGATGAAAGTAGCAATAGTAGTGATGATTCTTCAGAGCTTAATTCCGAAGAATATAATTATTCAGATGACGATAATGATGAAGAAACGAAATAAAAAATATGAATAAAAAATATGAATAAAAAATATGAATAAAAAATATGAATAAAAAATATGAATAAAAAATATGAGTAAAAATAGTAATAAAAATAGTAATAAAAATAGTAATAAAAATAATAGTGTTTACATAAACAATAACAATCAATAACAATATATAAAAAAATTGAATATAAAAATATATATTGTTATAAGAGTAAATACCTAGACCGCCACCAACAGACCACCATCACAAACCATTCTATAAAATGATTCCAAAAAATCCCGACTCTTTCAGACGAAATATACAAAAAAAATTATCAGAAAAAATTGGAGACGAAACGGGGAGCATTGGGCTAAATCTGGAGAAAGGAATTTTTAATCGAACGCTTTTAAAAGCAGGAGAAATGAATATTGTAAAAAAATGGGACAATATCTATTTTGTTCAGCTCTACACAGACTGGTTGAAGTCCATTTGCATTAACCTTGAAAATAAAGACGTCATGGATATGGTGAGAACAAAAAAAATCAAAGCTCACGAACTTGCATTCATGACGCATCAAGAAATGAATTCGAAAATGTGGAGCAAAATCATTGAGGATAAAAAGAACAGAGATAAGAATAGGTATGAATTGAAGATTGAAGCGTCAACTGACTTGTTTACTTGTCGCGCTTGCAAGTCAAACAAATGCACATATACGCAACAACAGACGCGTTCGGCAGACGAGCCAATGACAACTTTTGTCACATGTCTCGAATGCGGTAAACGTTGGAAGTGTTAATTGATTGTCATTATTTATTCTTCATTTAAATCCTAAATTTATAATTTATTTTATTTTTTTTTATTTTTTTTTATTTTTTCTAGTTTTACTTCGATTACCATATTTACAAAATTGTTTTTGTGAGAAACCTCTTGGTCGATTACAATTTATACTTTTTTTGTATTTTAAACTCCATTTTCCTCCGACTAACTGTTTCATTACAAATAAAATAAAATAATTAATTATAATATCTACGTATAATATAAAATAAACAATTAATAATAAAATACATTTTTTTCAATAATGAACACTAGAAAGTTATTTTACGTGACGTTGATTATTTCTGTGTTGGTTCAAATTATTACTGGAATGATTGAAGGGTGGACGGTATTAAGTGTGAACGTTCCATCGCAATATACTATTATAAAGGAACTTTTATATTTGGAACTGTTTGTTCAGGCAATTGAAGGTTTATTTTACATTTGGCTAGTTTATAACTTCACTAGTGTAATAAACGTAACTCCAAAACGGTATATTGACTGGTCAATTACAACCCCAACAATGTTGACTACATTGATTTTTTATTTGATTTATTTGAGATACAAAAATGAAAATATGGATACGACAAAATTGCAATTTTATAATTTACTACATGATAATGCAAACACATTGTCAAAGATAGTATCTTTGAATTGGTCAATGTTATTTTTTGGATATTTGGGAGAAATGAAAATATTGTCGACTGTATCAGGTGTTGTATTAGGGTTTGTTCCATTTTTAATGTATTATTACATGATTTATCAAAAATATGCAATTAGTAGTGGACCACTAGGAATAAAATTATTTTGGTATTTTTTCTTTTTCTGGTCATTGTATGGTGTTGTTGCACTACTACCCTATAATTTGAAAAATTCTCTATACAATATCTTAGATTTATTTGCAAAGAATTTTTTTGGGCTTTTTTTGAGTTACATTATTTTACTAAAAAAATATTAACAGTATTCTTTTTTTTTTATTCTTTTTTATAATATTGTATTTACACTCTTGAATACTTATTCACAATACCCACTCATAAAATTCATTCATGAAAAGTGTAGGATAAATAAACTCGTCTTTTGCTCGTTGTGCTTTAATAAATAGTGACTTGTCTCCAACGACGTAAAATGTTGTTTTACACCTTGATATTGCCGTGTAAACTAATTTTTTGGAATTTTTATTCATTAAGCAAAAGTTGTGCGCAGGAGAAACAATAAACACGATTATATTTCTTTGCAATCCTTGCATTTTATGTACACTGCTTATGTAAAAAGGCATGAATGCGTCTCTAACATCTTCGACTGAGAGGTCCGTTTCGTCTGTTTCTCCATCGTATTTGACTGTATAAGTGTAGACAGTTTCATTTTTTCCATACTTATTTTTCATTTGTTTTACAGTCTCATGAATAGTGCCAACATCACCATTCACGCGAACATTTTTTTCATCCTTGTAGTCATTTTCAGTTCTTATAACTAAATCATTCTCGTGAAAAATGTGCGTGTGACCATTTTCGTAACGTTCCACAAACAATTTTTTGCCATGTGGATTTTTTATTTTTTGAATTATTGGGTTGAGAGCGAATACTCCACCATTTTTTTCTCGTTGAACAGACATTGTGTGAATGTCGAATTCCTTGTGAGGAGTCGTCGTCGTCACTCCAGGTGTAGTCATTTGCAAACGGTGCTGATAATGCTCTTTTTCATATATTTCTGTAATTACTCTCTCGAAATCTTCAGGCGTTTTTGCTTCAATGAAATGAGAATACGCATTATCGAAATCGTCAAAGTGAACGCCATTTTCCGTGTTCATTTTTTCAATAATACTTTTCAGGTTTCCTTCTTGTCGCTTTATATTTGTTAAAATGGTCGTGTTGAAAATCTTGGATTTTATAATAGATTCGAAAGGAGTTCCTGCGCTAATCGGCGGAAGTTGTTTCACGTCTCCAATCAAAATGAGGGAAGAACGAAAGCATTCGCATGCAGACAGGAGTTTTTCAAACAGGAACAAATCAACCATTGATGATTCATCCACAATCATAATTGTCGGTTTAAATTCACCTTTGTTGAATGTAAAATTGAGGGCTCGATGTAAAGTTGAAAACATGACTTTATCATCAAATTTTGAATCATATTTACAATATACTTTAAGGTTTTTTTGTGCTAGTCCAGTTGGAGCCATGACAGCAATGGAACTTCCCATCTCAAGTTGATAACCCATGATACAGTCAACAATTGTGGACTTTCCGGTGCCCGGAGGGCCAGTAATATTGAACAGTTGCATATTATTCAAACGACATCCCCTTTTGATTGCTTCAATTTGTTCTGGTTCAAATTTGAAGGCTTCTTTTTTATTGCTATGTTGTTTGAGTGTATATTTTTCAATGTAAGCATCAATCGCTGCGTCATTTTCTTTGGAGTAAATTTCTTCTTTTTCATGGTAAAACAGGTTTGCAACTTTGTCTGATAGTTTTATTTCAAAGTCAATAAATTCTTGGGTTGTAAAATAAGACGTGGTTCCAAATATCTTTTCAACAATGAGCTTACTGTCTAATAAGAGCGACTGTGCTGCTGAATTCCCACTACGCAGTTTGAATTCTTTATTAAACTCCATTTCGAGTTGACCGGTCTCGGATTCAGGAATATACAGTTGATTATTTTGTTTTGCCATAAAGTAGTCATAGATCCACGCACGTACTCGCTTGTCCAGTGGAGGAATTATTTTTTTTTCATTACAAATGTCCATAGCATTCTTGTAAGATATAAACTGGTTTTCAAATGTTATAAAATCAAAGGGATTCAAAAGTAAATACTCGATTGGAAAACTATTTTTTGACTTTGAAGTGCAAACTTTTACGTGATGAAAGTATCGGTAAAGTTTTTTTGGTTTTACCTTGCATGTTTCAACAATTTCTTTTAGTGTCTTTTTTACTGAATCTTGTCTCGAGTTGACGAAACGATTGTACTCCATTTTCACAATAGAGTCATGATCCATAAATCCTTGTGTTTTCGCATATTTCGTCACAACAAAATAGTCCTTACAGTCCTTACCTTCAAGTCTCGTTTTTCTTTTTGCCTCAGACACGAGGTCTTTGTATACACCATTGTGATGAATTTTATAGTATGCTTTAAAGTATGACTCACAGAGCGAGTCAATCACTTCTTCTTCTTTCGTTTTTGTATTTTGTTGTTTTTTCACACTGTTAGTATCGGTCGGAGCGGTCGGAGCAGCAGCATCAGTGGTAACAGCAGCATCTGGAGGAGCAGCGGCAGTAGCAGCTTCACGTTTTCGTTTGAATAGTCCAGGAGTGACGGTTGGAGATGACTTTGTGTTCAAGGGAAAGAACATAGAGGGTAATAATTGTTGTACTTTTTCTGTTTTTTTTTGTTTAGAAGAATCGGCTCTCAGCATGTCACGTTTATATATATTTTACATTTGTTATAATAAAAAAATCAATTTTTATTATAATAATTTTTTAATATAACTTTTTATAATATCGCAAAATTAAATAAAATAAACAAGTAAAAGTATAATAAATTGATAAATCAAATAAATCAACAAATAATTTCAAGGTCTTGCAATCTCCACAGTTCAGAACTACCGTTGGGTAAAGGGCGCCGAATAATAAATGGCAGTTTTTTATGTTCCAGTTCCAGCTGCGCAATAATGTACCCGTCGATGATTGTCGGATTCACATCAACATAAGGTTTCGCGCCTTCATTTAGTTGTTTTGTTCGAATTCCTAAAACTCTTGTTTTTTCGTACTTTGTTAAAAATGGTAGTGTTTTGTGATATGGGTCAATGATTGTTCCTGCATCATTTCTAGTGACGCGTGACATAAATTCAGTTTCTTCATTATTGTAAGACAAACTTTCAGGGTGAAAAGATGCAATGTAATTTTTTTTCAGTTCATTATCGAATTTTTGAAGATGATTTTCGTCGTCGTCATCATCGTCATCATCGTCATCGTCGTCGTAATTTTCATCATCCTCATCAACTGATGACTCAAATGAAACCACTCCTTCTCCTTCTTCTTCAACATCAACGTCTTCTCTCTGCCGCTTATTTTCTTTTTCTTTTCCCTGCCCTCCTTGCCCTCCTTGCCCTCCTTGCCCTCCTTGTCCTTCTTGACCTTCTTGTTCATCATATATGTCCGACGTCGCGTCTGAATCTGATTCTCCTCCTCCTACTATTTCCATTCCACCCCCTGACAATGTTGAATCATCAAAATGTACGCTACCATTTTCGCTACTACTGTCAAAACTGGTATCAACATCAGTATTGGGCTCAGAGTCCATTTTTTTCATGTCTTGCATTTGTTTTGCTTTTGTGAAATGTAAATGTGTCTATATTACATATATAAAATTAAATATTTCTATTTCAATTTTTTATTTTATATATAAATAAATAAAAATAAAAATATAAAATGACTTTTTTGAATATTGAAAACCATGAGTAAATATGTGTAAAGCTAAAAAAATAAATATGCTTCAGATAAATTCAACAGTATGACCACCCAAATTAAAAATGTAATACATATACATTGTAAATATTTTCAAGATGCGTGATGATACTGTTCAGTGTTCCACGTGTGTTTACAAGTTGTGCACATGTAGACGAATTTCAAGTTTGTGTCATCGTATCTAATGTATAAAACAGTACATGGAACATCAAGCGTTTTATTTGTCTCGCATTCCAAGTTGGGACACTTCATTGTGTTAATTTGAGGTAGTGTTGGGTCTAAATGTGTATACTCGTTGACAAAATTTGATAGTCGACTTTCTGTTTGTTTGAAAAATGTTTTTGAAACACAAACACTGGTGTCTGAGTTCTGTTCTTCGTTTCCGCAGTTTCTGCATTTATTGATGAGTATTTTTGAGGTGACTTCTTTTTCTTCTTCTGAAACGGCAGGAGCATCTGCCATTGTAATGTAGTACATGTTTCCGCATACTTTACAAAATTGCATTTTTCAACGACGTTTTGTGGTAGTTGTTGTTGTGTATCTGTGTATCTTGTATATAAATAGTTATGTTATTTTATATTCAATTTAATTATTAATATATATAGTAAATATGTTAATAATTAAAAAAATATTTAAATATAAAAATATGTAATAAATATTGATTTCATTTTTAAATGATTGTTAATTTTTCAAAGAGAGATATCAACTGTGTATAATCAATCTTGAATCCAAATAAATAAAGAGATGAGTGCACAATTTCAGGGTGAAGTATGCGTTCCTTATTTTCTTGCAGTTTTTTCATTATAATGTCTTTATTTTCAAGGTAATGCGCCTTCATAATTGAATAAAAATAGTCTATATAGTCCTTCTCTTTTATAGGTATGTATTTGCCGAAGTTTTCAATGCTGCATAAAAGTTCGTAAATTGAAAAAGAATAATTTCGGAATTCAACAAGATTGTGATAGTTACAAAAGTCAGGATTTTTTTTTGTTATACCCGGTTCATGTAAAATGGGTTCATTATCCATAATAGAAACCAGAGTTAGTAATACGGAAGAAATTGTTTGACAACCGCTCCATTTCTCTCCACGCCACGTATTCAAAATGTCAACACAAACCTTACCAGTTTTGTAAAAATTTGGATGAAACCGTGTAGTTCCATCGTTTGTGTAATAATGAAGAACGGGAGGTGAGTGAGGATAATCAGTTGGAAATACGAATTTAAAATAATAATATCCATTTCGATAGAGTGAGTCCTTAGGACCAATAATTAATGCCCAACCCTCTAATATGTCAGTTTCGCTGTGTTTGTAATATATTCCTTGGTCATGTAGCGGCGTTTTTATAATTTGGCCAATGTCTTTTAACAGACGCTTGACTGCATCTTTTGAAATGCTAATGGGTTTTACATCACTTGCCGTCGTAGCGCTCGTCGTCATTGTTGGTAGTGCTGAATTGTCAATAGCTTCGGTGGCTGCTTTGTCTTGTGTTTTTTTACAAGATGTCATATGATTCTGGAGAGAAGCGTCTAAATATCTACATATGAATACATTTAAATGTTTATATCATATTCATAATTATAAAAATATAAATTTATGAGTATCTAACCTTCATACCTTGTAAAAAAATAAATACATAATTATGTAAAAAATATGAAAAAACACTTTTTATATTTTTTTAAAAATTGATTTTTAGGGATAAGTGGATAAACAATAAATAAAAATTGAATTAAACTTATCTCAATATATAGTATTAACAATGGCAATGGCAAAAGTAAATGTCAAAGCAACTTATAATTTTGCATCATATTTGTTGTCATTATATATAAAGGAAGGTGAGAAATGCACGCACACGCGGTTGAAGAATGCGGACTTGGGAGTCAAAGGTGGCGCATATTTAATAACGGAATCAGAATTGGAAGAATTTTATAAAAAGTATTACCAGCACGTCTTTGTTGAAGGGAAACAAGAATTCTTGACAGAAATTCAGCTTCCGGATGCAGGACCCATCCTTGTAGATTTTGATTTCAAATATGATGTTGGCATAGATGAACGCCAACACACAAAAGACCACGTTGTTGACATGGTATTGCTTTACATGAATGTTCTCAAAAAAATCCTACACATTGATGCAGGAACAGATATTCCTGTATTTATATTTGAAAAAGAAACAGTAAATTGCAAAACCGAATTGACAAAGGATGGAATTCATATGATAATTGGAATTCACATGGAACGAAAGCAGCAAATGTATCTTAGAAGTATGATTTTGTCGGAGTTGCCGAGTGTGTGGAGTGACTTACCCGTGACAAACTCGTGGGAAGATGTCATTGACAACTCAATTACAACCGGAAAGACTGGGTGGCAACTCTACAACTCTAGAAAACCGGGATGCAAGTGTTATCTTTTGAAGTATCACTTTGCGTTGAAACTTAATGAAATGTTAAACTGGGAATTTTTAGAAAAGAAGGTAACAGATTTCAAGTTTGATAAAGATTTCAAGTTATTGACGGCAAGGTACACCGGTCATCAGTCTTTTCGGTTGGTCGAAGAGTACACACAAAAAATTGAAGAAATGTTTAAATCAAAAAGGGCGTTGGTCTCGACATCTGGAGGAAGTTCTACGCGCGTCAATATTGTAATGGCAACATCTTTGACGCCGTCGTCGATTGATTATAATTCAATTACCACTTTAGACCAGCTGAAAGCAGCAATAAAAATTATTATGGACAACTTGGAACCCAGAGAATATGATATAAAGGAGACACACAAGTTTGCAATGTCGCTTTCAGCCAAGTTTTATGAGCCTTATGAAAAATGGATTCAGGTTGGGTGGGCTCTAAAAAATACAAGCGACAAGTTATTTTTAACCTGGATTCTTTTCAGTTCGATGAGTGAAAAATTCAGTTATGAAAAGATTGGGGAATTGTACAGGCAATGGCAGAAATTCAGGACAGGAAAAAGCGAACTTTCAAAACGCTCAGTGATGTTTTGGTCAAAACAGGATAACCCTTTGGAATATAAAAAGATTTCAGAAGAAACGGTTGATTATTATATTGACCAGACGCTTGTAATACATGTAGGTAAGACTAAAATTACGGAAGCATCGGATGTTGATTTGGCAAATGTTTTGTATCACTTGTACAAGGGACGCTTTGTGTGTGTGAGTATAAAGCACAATGCGTGGTTTGAGTTTAAGGACCATCGATGGTCTGTGTGTGACTCAGGAACGTCTCTTCGTTTGTTGATTTCAACTGAAATGCTCGGCATATATTCAGAACGAAGCATGAAGTTGTTGGATAGTTTGAATGAGTATGACAGTACTTCAGAACAGTTCAAGCACATACAGGAACGTTCGAAGCGGATGACAGAAATTTGCAACCAGTTGAAAACAACAAGTGTTAAAAATAATGTGTTACGCGAAGTGCGTGAATTGTTTTATGATAAGGATTTTATTGAAAAAATGGATTCAAAAACACATCTTATGGGGTTCAATAATGGTGTCGTGGATTTTAAGGAAAAAGTTTTCAGACCAGGACAGCCGTATGATTTTATTTCAAAGTCCACAAAAATAGACTTTTTAGACTCGTATTTTACTGGGTGCAAAGAGTTTGAAACAATTGAGCGCGAAATCATTGCATTCATGGAGCAGTTGTTTCCGTCACCGGAGTTGCGCGCTTACATGTGGGAACATCTTGCGTCATGTCTTATTGGTGTGAATCGTGACCAGACGTTTAACATTTACAATGGGTGTGGAAGTAATGGAAAATCAAAGTTAGTCGAGTTGATGTCACACTGTTTTGGAGAGTATAAAGGAACAGTGCCTATTACTTTGATTACAGAAAAACGAAACAAGATTGGTGGAACTGCATCTGAGATTGCGCAACTGATTGGTGTGCGATATGCGGTGATGAATGAGCCGTCGAAAGGGGACCGTATCAATGAGGGTCCGTTGAAAGAACTCACGGGTGGTGATCCAATTCAAGCGCGCGCACTGTATCAGGAAATGGTTACATTTGTGCCGCAGTTCAAGTTGGTTGTTTGCACGAATGTCATGTTTGATGTCAAGAGTAACGATAACGGCACATGGAGACGCATTTGCAAAGTTGATTTTGAGTCTTTATTTTGCGAAGAACCAAAGTCTGATGACCCTGAAATGCCGTATCAGTTCAAGATTGACAAACGATTGGATGAAAAACTTGAAGGATGGGCGCCGGTGTTTATGGCAATGCTGGTTCAAAAGGCATATCAAACGGGAGGTACTGTTGCTACTTGTGAAAAGGTTAGACTGAGTAGTAACAAATATAGAAATAGCCAAGACTATTTGTCAGAATTCATTCGAGACAAAATCAAAGTATGTCCTGGTATTAATGATAAGACTGGAAAAGCGTTTGATGTGAAACGAGATGAGTTGAATCAGGAGTTCAAAGATTGGTATATGAATAATTATGATAAGAATGTGCCCAGGTTTCAGGAGTTGCATGACTACATGGATAAGAAGTTTAAAAAGATTGCAAAGGGTGGTTGGTCAGGATGTAAAGTGATTTATCCAAATGATGATGAAGATGAAGAATTTGACGATTTGTAAATAAAAAGTATTTGAAGTCACACATGGTGGTATTTTGAAATCACATTATGATGTTATAACAAGTAGAAAAAAAAAATATAAAAAAATATAAAAAAATATTTTTCTTTTTTGTTTTTTCTTCTTCTTTTTTCTTCTTTTTTTTCTTTTTTATTTTTCAAAACGCAAGCAAGGGGTTACCACACCTGTGGGGAGGCAAGCAAGTTCGTTCACTCGAGATTTTTTTGCAAGGTGTGCCAAGCATCCTTTGACTCTTGGTCGATGGTGACCATTTTGTGCGCCTCGTACTGTTCCGGCGAGTCGTAAAAGTAGGTCATTGGAACAATTCCACTGCAGACTACAACCTTCCACAAGTGGTCTTCTTCAAATGAGCCAACATTCCACGGGTACTTGACTCCAGTGATTGCATTCACGATGGGAAGACCCATCCTATTGGATGGAAAGGGTCCTCGAAAGACCTTTTCTTCCTTCTTTCCTCCGTTGCCCTTGTAGCCGTTGCCCTTCTGGCTCTTGCTGTTGCCGTTGCTCTTGTTGTTGCTGTTGCCGTACATTGTTGTTGTTGATGCTTCTGAGACGATTCACTGCAAAATGTCAAGATATAAATTGAATTTTCAATTTATATTTTTTTCATTGTAATTTGGGAAGAAAAAAAAGAAAAGTTGAAGTTAAATCAAAATTATTTTACACCTTTGCACATTCAAAACGCCAATTTTAATATTTTTTTCTTGATTTCAATTTTAATTTTCTTGACTTTTTCGATTTTGATTTTAATTTTCTGGACTTTACTTTTGATTTTTTTTTATATCCTCCTTCACGATTTAGCTTTATACCAGGCTGAACCTCAGGAGTCTTTCGAACAACACTTTTAATACTGTCTGTTATTATACCCTTTACTTTTTCTTTTAGTAAATCTTCTTCTTGTACTTGTACTTCAACTTCTTCTATAAATTCGTCTAATTTTTTTTGGCTCGTTTGTTTTTTCAAATTTATCTTTTTCAAAAGACCTTTAGGATTTTCTACAACTACTTCATCTGGTAATGGTTCGCCATTCCATGAATAATGAGTACCTCGTAACATGGTTTTAAGTCCAGGGTTAAAGGATTTTGCTAATGTGCCTTCACGCTCAGTTAATTTTCTGGATTTTTCATTGTTTTCTTCTATTTTATTCTTATTTTCATCACTTGAAAATATATCATCAATATTGTCTTCAGAAAGAAAACTTGACCACGTAAGATAAGTTGATACAATTTCATTTTCAATTCTTTTAATTGTATCAGATATACTTAATATATTATTAACAAGACCCTTATTTTTTACATATATATTTTCATAACATGTATATAGTTGATCAGATTTTAAACCACTACATGTTTTTGTAACAAAAGATAAAAATTTTTTTTTATATTCTATGTAGTTGCGAGTAATCTTATCATAAATATATACTAAATATTTTAATTGGTCGACTGCATCTTCAGTCTCAGTAATCCAGCTCATTAAGTTTTATTATTAATATTTTATGAATATTATAAAGTATATGTATATATTAATTTATATATTAATTTATAATATTATTTAGTTATTTATTTTTTTTTGATTTGAAATCATTGAATGATTCAAATAGTGATTTGAAAACAGAAATACTTTCTAAAATGACTTTTGAAATAAGTTCTTGCACTTTGGGTAGTTCCATTTCATCTTTGAATGAAACAATAATGTAACTATCTAACGCATGCGGGTGCGGTTTTTTGAATCCGCAGAATGAAACGATTCCGTCAGATTGTCTGTTATAGTAATTCGAAAAGATATAAAACTCAATTACTTTTCCTAGAGTGTAATCCTCTCCAACCAAGTTGATTCGAAATGAATTTTTCATGGTGGTTAATTCGTGCGCATACTCAATTGTCGTCGTTGCATTCGTTTCAGCATTTGTTTCTGCAGCGTGTTCTATGCTAGCCAACAGTTTTTCACATTTCTTTATCATAATGTCGCAAGCTTTCGTAACAAGTTGAACATTAGTATATACGCCAACAGTCTCAATTATAAAATCAAAACTATTTGGAACAAATATGCGTTGGGCTTCAAGAAGTTCCCAGTTTTTTTTTTCATTTTCAATAACTTCTTCAATGGAATCGGCAGACAACGACGACGATTCCAGTCCTTCTCGAATCGTTTTTTCCTTTGCTTTCCATTGTTTTTCAATTTCTTTGGTGTCAGGCGTACAACTGTAAGCGCACGTGTGCGCCACATTATACATTCCGTCAAATTTTGCATTTGAAATTTCAAGAGTGCAAGTAAATGCAAGTGCTTCTCCACTGTTTGAATTGGAAGAAGAAATGTTAGGCAATAGTCTAGCAAATTCAATGTAGTCACCGGAAATTGCATCGGGTGGGAAAATTTTACGAACAGTTGCTTCAGGCAGATATTCGTACATGACATCTTCATCGGCGTCTTCATTTCTTGAACGTCCTGATTTTTTTTCAATTTCTTTTGCTTTTTTTACTTTAAAGTCTTCAGTTGTAACGTATCGAATTGTATCTGTTTCATTTTTTACGTCAACTTCCACGACATAGTTCTTGTACTCGTTGGCGATACCATCAATAGTGTGTAAATGATGTATTGGTATACAACCGAGCCTCTGTTTCAATATTTCATTGTGAAGTCTCGTCGTGTTAACCGTAAACTCTGCTCGATTTTCAGAATGAGGAAATGTTCTAAATACGTATTGGTTTATATCCGACAGAATGATTCGTCGCAAAGCATTTGCAATTGAAACATCGCAATTTTCCAACGTAAATGTGAGTGTAAATTCGTTATTGTTATTGTGTTGAGAAATGATGGGTTTACTGGTTCTAGTTTTGGAAGAAGAAGAGCTCATTACAACAAATCCAAGTTAATAATAATATATATTCATAATATTAAATCAATTTTTTTAATATTTATTAACCGATAATAACAAAAAATATTAAAAAATAAAATGATAAATAATTTATTTTAATAACTATTTAATATTTATTATTATTTCAATATAAATAGTTATTGCGTTGTTACATTACGTATAAAAATAATTTCAGTTTTTTCTAGAATAAATCATTTTTTATGAGTAGCATTATCTACTATAGTAATTTTTGTGAGAAATCTAAAAAGTTATTACAGACTCTTTCTAAAAGTGCTTGTAGCAAAGAGATTCATTTTTTGTGCATTGATAAACGAGAGAAGGCGCAAAATGGAATCACATATTTGATATTAGATAATGGAGAAAAGATTTTACTTCCTCCGCAAGTAACTCGTGTTCCAGCATTACTTTTGTTGAACAAGGGAAATCAGATTTTGTACGGGGACCAAATCATGCAACACTTGTCTCCCAAGGAAATGGAAATAAATCAAATTGCGACTAATAATAATGGAGAACCGGCGCCCTTTTCACTAACTAGCGATTTTATGGGGCACGGTGTAACATCAGACACGTACAGTTTTTGGGACCAAAGCAGCGACGAACTTTTAGCGAAAGGCAATGGCGGTATGCGCCAAATGTACAATTATTCAACGGTTGACTATTCAAATACTGGAAGAATAGAAACTCCACCTGATAACTATACCCCAGATAAAATAGGTCAGGTCACGTTGGAACAGTTGCAGCAGAATAGGAAAATGTAAGAAATATTGTAGAAAAATATAAATTGAAAATATTTTTTATAAATTCGACTTTTAACAGTCTCACACCGTTAACCCGTTAACCTTGTTCTCTCTGCAAATCAAATCATGTCACTAGATTCATGCGTATATCTTGCTCATCTTCCTTCTCCTCTTCCTCAATATGAATACGTGGTGAGACCTGGCGCTCCTGCTGTAGCACCAATTTTCAGAAAGCCGTCTCACCTGAAGAAATGGGAATCAAACGAACTCAAAGAAAATAAAAAGTATTCGAATGAGATTTATTATGAAAAATTGAGTGCATGGAAAAAACAACACAACTGGCACGATGTTCCACTCATGACATCCATGACAAAGGAAGAAGCTGACAAAGGATTTAGAGAAATAAAAAAATACGAGTTGGAAATAAAAGAAGAAAAGACAAAAAAGGAGGAACAAGAGTCGCGAGGCATTGAGTATGTCGCGCCTTGTATATTTAGGTACTTGATTCCACATGATGCAGATGATGCAAGAGCTGTTGGAACCTTTTATTTGGAATTTTTGTCCAAAATGATGTACAATCGTGCACATGAATTGTGCGCGTGCACGACGTTTGGGGAATTTGAAAAAGTGTATGAACATTCCACTAATTTAGAAAAAGGATTTTGGTTGCTGGGTTTGAGAGAACGAACTGCGCGTCATGCACTTGCAGCATTTTCTGTTGAGTCAAATTTGTTTCCTGGCAGAAAGGCGCCGGCGTCGGCGCCGACAACCAGCACCAGCACTAGCACCAGCGATGACGACGACGTGCCAACAAGAACATCTAAACGACGCAAAACTTTTTGTGAAAGACGTGGAAAATTTGGCATTTGTGAGGTGAAAGACTTGGAAACGCTTGGAAATTCAGCTCCAATAGTGTGGTACATTTCCCCTGAAGAAATGCGAAATATGAAAAGGTTCGAGTTTTGTTTTGAAATCAGTCCAGAAGAAATTCAAGAACTTCATGATATGGCGACTGTGGATGAGTGGTGGGACAACGAAGGATACAGTTATCCTTGGTAGGTTAGTTAGGTCGGCCAAGTCGGTTGGAAGGAATAAATCTAAAACCGAGTCGAACCGAGTCGAACCGAGTCGAACCGAGCCAAACAATATGTGTCTCATCGCATAATGCAGTTTTTCATTTTTTCTTTGTATTCTGACAATCCAATATTTATTTTCATATTTGAAAATGTAGAACCAAATATAGTATCATTTGAACTATTTTCGATGCTACTATTATTATTATTATTGCTACTGTTATTGAATTTATTACGATGTTCGTGGCTTGCGCGCGCATGTTCATCAATATATTTTTTAACAGTTACATTCAAATGTAGTTTCAATTTATCAATATTGTATCCCTTTTTGGCAGAAACTAATGTCATAAAGTCAAACTGTGTTTGGTTGATGATGTCCTTTGGAATTTGAAAGTCATTATTCAAGTCGTGTTTATTGAATATAAGAATCAGCTTAAAATTTGGTGAAAAAAGTGTCTCATTGTCTTGAATATATTTATTCCATTTTGAGATTTGTTCGTCAATATTTTTTTCAATATCAATGACGACAATAATTATTTCAGCAGACCGAGCATACAGTGGAAGCAAAGAATGGAAACGTTCTTGTCCTGCTGTGTCCCATATTTCAATTTTGATGTTGTCTTCAACTGTGTAAATTGTATATGCCGCACCAATTGTCAAGTTGGTATCAGGATTGAATGTGTTGTGTGTCATTCTTTGAACAATGCATGTTTTTCCAACTCCTGAATTTCCAAAAAGTACCAACTTTATTTTTTTGACCATTGTTTTATTTATATTTATATTATTATTCATATGATTTCTCTCTGTATATATTCATATATATTGAAATATAAAATATATATAACTAAAAAATAATATAAAATTTATTTTTATATATTATTATAATACACATATAATAGACATACATATACATAATACAACACATAACAATATAAATAAAATGACAACTGTAAACTGTTCAGGCGAATCAGAATCAGTAAGCAAGTCGTTGATTCTAAAGGGATTTAATCAACATTTTGAAGAGTTTATAGAAGACATTCAGAGTGTATTTCCGGATGATGATGAGGTTACAACGATGAAAAATTTACTATATATTATGAAAAAGACAAATCCGAAATTAATTTTAGAAACTTGGAATTCATATATAACGATTCCATACAAAGAACCCATTGAACAGTCAGATATTTCTTTTTTTATCAATAAAGATTATTCTGATTTGGATATTGTAATTACAGACAATGTTTCAAATTTCATTGAACGTTTGCGAGGATATGTGCGAAACATGACAGAACATGATCAGGAAAAGTCAATGCAGTATGTGAAAAATTTATGTAACTTGACAAAAGTTTATTATTTAAGTTGAAATAATAATAAATATAAATATTTTTATAAAATTATTAAATTATAAAAACACCATTTAAATACTTTATTCTATGTTTTATTATAATTTGACAAAAAGTAATTAAATTATAATAAAATGAAAACTAGTGTTGAAAAGGGTGTTGAAAAGGGTAAGGATATTCCTGATGAATTTAAAAAGGTAATTTTTGATTTCATTGTAGACATTTCGAATACTTTTCCTGAGTATCAAAGTACGTTGCAGTTATTTTTGGATGCGTCTAGAGAAAGAACGGCCGAGTCAGCTGCCGCCGCCGAATCAGTAAATGTTGTTTCTATTTTGTATGAATACTGTTCCAAGGTATATCCAGAGAGATTTTTTGATATTTTATACAAAAATGATAAAATTTTTGATAAAGAGGATGCGGCAAATGTGAATGTGAATACGCATTTTTTGCCAAATATTGATTTTTGTGTTTTATGGAATACCGAGGGAATAAGTGACACAACTAGAGAGACGATTTGGAAATACCTTCAACTCATTTTGATGACAATTATCACAAACATTGAAGATAAAAAATCATTCGGAGATGCTGCAAATTTATTCGAGGCAATAAATGAAAATGAGTTGCGCAGTAAGTTGGAAGAGACCATTCAACAAATGTACAATATGTTTGAGCCGAATTCTAGTGCTGAGTCCGAAACAAATACAAATACAACAAATGATGAAAGCAATGAAAGCAATGGGGGGAAAAAACCTTCTTTTAATTTTTTTGACTGGGCAAAAGACCTTGGCGAAGAAGATGAGGATGATGGAAATAAAGGTACAAAGGGATTTTCTTCAGCCAATGCAGAGTCAATTCATGAGCACATTTCAAGCATTCTGAATGGGAAAATTGGAAAACTTGCAAAAGAAATTGCAGAGGAGACTGCAAAAGATGTCGACTTTGACATGGATTTTGACGAGTCTAAAGGTGATGGTGTAAATTTTCAGAATGTATTTCAGAAGATGTTTAAAAATCCTGGAAAGCTCATGGGTCTTGTCAAAAGCGTTGGTTCAAAACTGGACCAGAAATTTAAATCGGGAGAAATAAAAGAAAGCGAATTAATGCAAGAAGCGAGTGACTTGTTAAGTAAAATGAAAAATATGCCGGGAATGAATAACTTGACCGACATGTTGAAGAAAATGGGCATGGGAAATATGGCAGGAAACATGGGAGGAGGAGGAAAAATGAATTTTGGTGCCATGCAAAGCCAGCTGCAAAGAAATGTTAAGATGACAAAGATGAAGGAAAGAATGCAAGAAAAACTTGCACATCAAAAACTTGCACAGCAGCAGCAACTGCAACAACAACTGCAACAACAACAGCAGCAACTGCAACAGCAGCAACCGCAACAAAAAGTACATACAGTATTTAGCACTGGAGAGATTATAGAGCGAACTCCCATCGATACAAATCCGTCGTCATTCGCACATAATCAAAATAAAAAGAAAAATAAAAAGAATAAATCAAAAAAATAAAATAATTAAAAATAAATAAATAGTATAAGTAGATATATAGATACATTTATTCACCATCCATATTATAGACATTATAGTTATATGACAACAACGGCATCAAACACAACATTGACGCAGACGGCTTCCGATGTTTCTTTTTCCAGCAGCGCACCTGCACCACCCGCGTCCACAAATATGAATAATGAACAACCCACCACGGTTGATAATAGTGCTAGTGCTAGCAACAGTAGTAGTGGCAACAATAATTTAGATAAGGACAAGGGTACTAGTACTCAATTTTGGACAAATCAACCTTCTGTTCTATTTGATAAAAATGAAATGTCAGATTTATGGCCAATGCCGCTCATGTCAGTCGAACAAAAGTTGAATGCAATTACAAGACTTGTTTTATTATTAACTATTTTAGGATTTTTGATTACAAAAAATATTAATATTATTTTCACAGGTTTCATTACTTTAGCTATTTTTGTTATGTTGTACAATACGCAATACAAAATAAATACTTCAGCTTCATCTTCAAATAGTTCCGAACAAAAAAAAGAAGGATTTGTGAATTCTCAATTGTATAACGCTTTAAAACCGCATTTAACAGTTCCGACTATTCAAAATCCCATGATGAATGTGCTTCTACCTGAAATTTCGTATAACCCTTCACGCGACGAAGCTGCACCTTCCTACAATTCAGAAGTTGAAAAGGAAATCAATCAGTCAACTGAAGGGTATGTTGTTTTAGATTTTGAACCAAGAAATCTGACAGAAGCTGAGAAACTTAGAAAAAAACTATTTGCAGATTTAGGAGATAAATATGAATTTGATGATTCAATGAGATTATTTTATACAAATCCGAGCACCACGGTTCCAAATGACCAAAAGGGTTTTGCAGAGTTTTGCTTTGGAGATATGATTTCATGCAAACAAGGTAATGAAATGGCTTGTCAACGTTTTAATCCGCGGTTAGGTAGTGTTTTGAATTAAATAAATAATGGTGTATTTTTTTTTTCATTTTTTTATTATGTTTATATATACTATAAAAATGGCAACAGTAAAAGACTATGTTTTTGATAAAATGGCAAGAATCGGAAATGATACATGCGGTTTGAGTCAAAGAAATGTTCAAAATATGAATGCTGGGAATTATATGGTGCAGAATTTTTTTTCATCTGACTGCACAATGGCAAGACCCATAGAATTTGCGACCAGCCAACCGGGTATTTTTTTCGAGGGAGGACATCAAACCGGTGCAGGTGGATGCAATATTGACATTAACTCGCAGCTTTTGAACGGGAGCATGAGCACACATCCGAGGTGTAAAATTTCATTAAACCAGCGACCTTTCGTTACGGTCCCTTATTTAGGTAGAGGTGAATGTAATCCGCTTTTAGAATCCAAATTAATTCAAGGAGATGTTACAATCAATAAAAGAAGTGTTAACTTGTTGTCAGAACAATGCTATTCAAATTATCTCAATTATCCGCTTATTCCATCGATTGCTTCGACAGTGTCAAATCCGTCCAACTTGGTTGAAGGCGTCGCCGCAGACGGATGGGTCCGTGGAGGAATTCCATCTCGCGAAATGTCGCGCGAAAAAGCATATGCTTCCTGCAATTACAGTCAGGCACAAAATTAAATATAATTATGGGTCATGAATAAAATAATGAAAATTTATAAATAAATAGTATAAATAAATAATTATATAAACATTTATTTATTTAAACAGTATAACGTATAACAACATTAGTATGAATAGTTTATTGAAAATTATTAATGGGAGCGAGTAACTCGAAATTTAAAATAAATTACGAAGACATGCAGTTGGCATCTAAATATTCTTACACTTGTAACAGTGACAACAACGGTAACAATCATAGTAGGTATGCAATTATAAACACGCTTGACCCTCTTTACCAAACATGTTTGATTCCAAATACAATTCCGATAGCTGAAGAAGAAGAAGTTATAAATGATATTATAACAAATTCAAAAAAAACAAAAATAATAATTTATGGATTGAATTCAAATGATGAAAAAGTATATTCAAAATATGAACAACTTATTAAACTAGGAGTGAAACATGTCTACATTTACATTGGCGGCATGTTTGAGTGGCTTCTACTTCAAGACGTGTATGGTCGGGAATTATTTCCAACAACCTCGACAGAATTAGATATATTAAAATATAAACCTCGAAAAATTCTGGATATTTTATGCATCAAAATGTAAAAAGGATGTGTGTCCGCATTTTACCAAGCGCATTCGGTCTTCTCGGTCTTCTCGGTCTTCTCTATACGGATGATGCTGCGACTGTTGTTGGTTACCATCAATGTACGTTTTCAAACGATGCATCACTCCAAGTATTTTTGAAGTGCGCAAGCTATTTATAAACTGATAAATGTCTGCACTATAATCATACACATGTGATTCAACATCTGCATTCAGTGTCAGCGTCGGAATTGTTATATTCGACGAAGAAGGAGTGTTCAACCAGTCATCATGATAGCGGTTGCATTTTTCCAAGTACTCATAACTAATGTTGCTTTCCCCAGGTCTGCTTCTTTTTTTAACTCTGTTCATGCAGGTGTTGGTGCTTGCTTTGAAGTAAACAATGCATGATGGCTCGACATCTTTTGCGAATGCGTCAAACCATCTTGTGTAAATGATGTATTCATCATGTTCAATGTCTTTGGAATCATAAAGCATTTTTGCAAACACGTATGCGTCTGTCAAAAGACAGCGCTCGGTAACAATAAGCTTCACTTTCGGAGTTTTCAATGCTTCTCTTATTCTTAGCAGCCTGGTAATGTAAGCCATCATTTGAAATCTGAACGCATACTTCTTGACATTGACATACAAATTGGTCAAAATGGGAACGCCATTTTCATCTTTCACTTCTTCCCAGTCGCATGTTGGTTCATCAACAAATATTACAGAATCTTCTGACATTTTTTTCTTTCTCATCAACAACGTTACGTATTCTTTCAATTTTTCCTTACCTGTTGTTTTTCCCGAACCAATGTTTCCTTCTATTGATACTATCAAAGATGATGACGTCGACGATGATTTTGATATGCCGTTACCCATTTTACTCGACTCTTGTTGTATCGACTTTTGTTGTATCAACTCTTGTTTCGACTCTTGTTTGACTTTACTATACTTATTAAAATTATTCAATTTTTATTTATATACAAAATATAAGTCAGCATTAAATAAAAATTGATTATAATACTTGATTATAAAATTGTTTATAAAAGTTACATAAACATATAAAGTTAGTTACATTAGTCAATCACAACAGCAGGAGAGATAAAAAGCAAATAATTAATGACAAAAATACAAAAACAAGAACAACAAAATAATAATGTAATAAAAAAACATGATGAAATAAAAAAATCAAAATCAACCCAAACTGTATTATCATTATCAGATATCAATCATATCATGAGTGTGTCAAAGTACTTGCAATCATTTTCGAATTCTGTGGTTGACGATGACAATGGCGTTCATGACGTTCATCACGATGACGACGACGACAACGCGTATGACCACGAAACAGATGATGATGAGGTTGAAACAAAGGAATCAGCACCGGTGTTATCAGATGACGACGTTGGAATGTTACACGAAGAGGCATTATTTATCATTGACGAATTTATTCATTCAAATCCTCTTTTATTCAGCAGTCCTGATTTTGAAAACATGGTATACGACCATGTGCAATCCATGTTGCACTATTATATTAAAAATTCAATGGCAACTTGTGAAGAAGAAGATGATGCTTATGTTTATGACAACTACGACAATGAGAACGGCGGCGAATACAGTGACTCCGGCGAAGATGAATCCACTATATGTATGCAAATCGACGAAATCGTGAATGTTGCAATACACGACTATTTCAAATTTATTCGTCCTCATCGTTCATACAAGTTTTCATTCATTAGAAAGTCTCCAAACATTGAAAAAATGAAAAAGAAAATAGAATTTTTGAATTTGCTTTATCAACCAGAACAAAAGACAGATGAATGGTATAACCACCGACATGGACTTATTACCGCAAGTTCGGTGTGGAAAGTGTTTGGTTCACAGTCAATACAGAACCAGTTAATATATGAGAAATGCATGCCATTTGATCCAACAAAATATAGCCGTGTAAATTCAGAGTCATCTTTACATTGGGGCCAAAAATATGAAGTGCTTTCAAAAAAATTGTATGAAGAAATCAATGGCACAAAAGTTCAAGAATTTGGTTGCATTCGACATCCAAACCCGCAGTATTATTTCATTGGGGCTTCGCCAGATGGAATAAATGTGTGTCCGTTATCACAGCTCTACGGTCGCATGCTTGAAATAAAAAATGTTGTGTCCAGAGAGATTACGGGCACTCCAAAGGAAGACTACTGGATTCAAATGCAAATTCAAATGGAGGTCTGTAACTTACCTGAATGCGATTTTGAAGAAACAAAATTTACCGAATATGAAGATGAAGATGCATTCAATGCAGAGTCAACCGAAGCAAATGACTCTTCTAAATGGAATTATACTACAAGTGGAAAAAGACGAGGAGTTATCGTATACTTTTCAAAAGATGAGAAACCGTTTTACCAGTACGCTCCGTTGACGATTACGACCAAGGCGGAGTTTGATGCGTGGTTTGAAGAAACCATCAATACGTACGAAACTCTTACATGGGTAAAAAATATTTACTGGAGACTGGACGTTTATAGCTGTGTCCTTGTTTTGCGAAATAAGGAGTGGTTCAAAAATGCAATCGTAAAAATAGAAGAGTTATGGAAGACAATTGAAACCGAAAAACAAACCGGATTTGAGCACAGAGCCCCGAAGAGAAATGCGAATGCGAATGCAAAGAAGGAGAAGGAATACAATTCTGAAAACGGGGTTATGGGAACAATAGAGAAAGTGTGTCACCTTCATTTAAATATTTGATAATAAAAACAGAAAAATTTACTTGAAACATTTCACAATCTATAGGGTTCAACAATTGTTTCCGTAAATATCTGACGGTGCATCGGCATCAAACGCGTAAACATTGACGCGCGTATCTTTTGATGAAAAGGGAATCATTGGAGGAAAATGTGGAATGGTTAAATTTTTATTTTCGTATAATGTTCCGCACATGTTTGCAGGGCTGCATGTACCGTTGTTCGGTGTTGCCCAGTAACGAACGTTATTCGTTCTTTGAAGATAACTATTTGGGAAAATAGGATAATATGCCGACATGGACCTACTATCTAAATCCGATAATCCTGGTTCTTTTTGAAGAGGATAGTCTCCTTGTAACAATGGTTTCGTTACGCTCACTGGAAATTCTCCCGGTTGAAGAAGATGCGAAACAAAGTTCTCTCGAGCCGGTGTAAAAAAGAAGGAGCCAATCAAAGCCAGTAATAATGCTAAAATTAAAAATAAAATGTTGTTTGTTTGATTTGTCATACCTGATATAGTTAATGAGATATCGTTATAAGTATTATAATATAAATATATAATATATTATAATATTCATTTTTTTGAATGAAATAACCAAGTAACAAAATAATTATTTTTCACTTTAAATTTATTTAAAATGATTTATTTTGGCACAATATCTGCTCTTTGTTTGATGCACTTGTTGTCTACATGAAATGATGGAACATCTTTTGTTTGCGGAACAATTGATAAAATGCACTTTGCTTTATGTCCGTAAAGCGGTTCGGTGCATCCTTTTTCTTTTTTTTTTGCAAAGTTGAATATTTTTGGAGGAGGGTCATTCTTTGTGCATCTTGACCTAAAATGTTCATATCTCTCCCGCACATCACAATAGGTTAACCCTGATTTTTTATCTAGTCGCTTATTCACAATCTCATGAAGACGATATATGTATTTAGAAAATGTTTCTCTAGATTTCAAATGACACTCACGAATCGGGTTTGCTTTCAAATTATTTGTTAAATTAATCCGACAGTATTTACACGGCAATACGTACCGCAAACTGTAGATAAAATCAGAGTAATGTTTTTTATCTTCTGCTGTTGGGTTTACTGGGTAATTAAAACTCATTGTGTGTAAAAAATGCCACATAGGAGGGCCCCAGACCGATGTAAGCATTCCATCTCCGCTATTATAATCTTTTTTTGAAAATACATATCTAGATTGTGTTGATGACCCTGAAGATTTTTTTTTCGTTTTATTTTTATTTTTATTTTTATAGAGTTTACCTGTCTTATTTTTCATTTTTTCATATGTTGTTGTCATAATAATACGAATGCACAGTGTTATATTCACACAATATTAATTTTTTTTCATTAAAAATAATTAATATTCGTATGTAAAAAAAAAAATTTATATATTATATAATTATAAACATATATAGCAAATATCAGAACATACCATAAAAATGTCAGTTTCAGCAAAATCTGTAAAAACAGCATTAGAAACAATATATTCTAAACGATACATGATAGTAATGTTACTAGTCGCGTGTTTATTTATTTGGATTGGCGTATATGTTTATAAAACATATGTAAGTTCATATTTGGGCTCTTCATTGGAAGGTTATGCATCTGGAATGGGAGATAATGCTCCATCTACTGAAAATGATAAAACTGCCACACTTTACATGTTTGGAACAAGTTGGTGTCCGCATTGTAAAACAGCTAAACCCATTTGGGAAGAGTTTGTAAAAAATAACCAAAATTCAAAGTTTGGCAATTATAACGTAGTATTCAAAAGTGTTGACTGTGATGATGAAAATGAAGGAAAAAAACTTGCAAGTGATTATAATATAAAAGGATATCCCACTTTTAAATTAGAACGAGGACCAGGAGACATTGTCGAATTTGAAGCAAAACCAACATCTGACAATTTTACCAACCTTCTTCAAACGTCGCTTACTTGAAGGGAGGGGAGGAGGGAGCGGGAGTTAAAGAGGGGCGTTAGCTGCCCGTTTAGTAATAATAATTTTCTTCTTCACAGGTTCTGCACCCTTGGGAACGAGCTCGCCGATCACTGATACTTGTTTATCATTTAATTCAAAACGCTGACCTATTACGCGGATGCAAATAAAGTCTTTTTCATTTACCGAATTGAATTGTGAGTTAGATGAATGATGGTCGCGCGATACATATATAATTACGGGCGACTTTTTCTCGTCTAAACTTGTAAAAGCTCGTATACCTGCCTGTGTGATATTTTTCGCATAACAGCAGATTCGCATACCTTCAACCGGACAACAAATGCTACACTCATAAACAACCTCAAATTCAATATATTTACTTGAAAGTGTTCCGCTTGAGAACTTTATGATGCGAACAGATTCCGGCTTTACATATCCTTCAACAATGCACCTACCTTCCACTTTATTAGAAATTGTATTTTTTATAGTCGTTTCCACATTTGAACCAACAAGAATGAACGGAATCACAACCTTTGTTGTCAATATTGTTTTTGAATACAAGTCAGGTTCTTCTGGTGTTTTTTTTTGTATACTTGACGATGACGACGACGACATTATACAGTATATATAATATACTCTATTATATATTCTTTATATTCTCTATATTTTTCAATTTTTTTATTTATTAATTTTTTTTTAATAAACAAAAAATAAAATTACAAAATTACAAAATTACAAAATCATAAAATTACAAAATCATAAAAAAATCAATTCAGTTTTTTGACAACTAAATAGAGTATATTGCTTCAACCATATGAAGATTCCATCTTTTATTATTTAATTTAATGTGATTATAAAATTGGAGAATAATTTCTTGTAATATACAATATGTGATTTGTGTGAGATTTTGAGGTATATCGATAGAGTGTTCAAATTTATATTGTTCCAAAATGTCTTGTAGCGTGCGTTTTTTTGTTGGAGATGTACTACACACACTTCCGCGATTTTGACTTTCTTTCACTTTAAATGCAACACCATCTTTTATAAACTGCGTAAATCCCAAAAACTGCGCAAAATTTGTTTTATCAATTTTGAATTTACTGGTTAACTGATTACGCTCATCGCTCGTCAATTCACTTTGATTAAAAAGACTCCACTCATCTGTTTCATTTTTTTTATAAAATATTGAAATATCCTTTGACACAGTAGCAGGTGCATCTTTTAAAGGAACAAACATGTATGCACCAGACTCACCTTGCATTTTTGTAACAAACCTGTTGAAATACTTCAGTATGTTTTTAGCGCATGTCGGAGCAAATGTATCTGCCACATATTTTGCCTCTTCATATGCTATCTTCGTTTTCGAACTGGCTTCATCTTTTATTTTTTTTGAAATATTCTCTATCTCATTTAAATGAATGATCAACGTATTCATTTCATTGAATGTCAAACGGTCCATTACATGAATAAAAACGTACCAGTACACTTCATCTAGCTGTATGACTCTTTCGATTACATTTATCATTTCGCTGCAATAAATATACCATATTCTATCTCTCGATATCATTGGTATTGCGCCTGAAATTAATTTCAATACTGGATCTTGTGCATCCGCTATATCATTTTTTATTTTTTTACTCAGCACTGTATTTATAGCTAAATTATATGTGTATGAAACATTTGAAATAATATTTTTTACATATTCATACTCCTTGATTTTTTTTACTTCTTTACTCCCAGTGTCGCTTTCTCTCTCGCCATCCCCATCCCGTAATGCACCAACGTTTTCAACTTTTACATTAACTTTATCGCGTTTGAAAGGGATGGGCGTGCTTCGTTCAAATACACTAATGGTTTTATCATTCAATTCAACGGGTTGAAAAAGATAATAATCTCCAATATTTATCAAATTTCCGTATTTTCCATAACAATCCGAAATATACTCGTTTTTATCACTTATCATCTGTGTGAGTGCAAAATTAATTTGTAACTCCGAATACGTTTTGACACGATTTATAAAGTGAATTAAATCTATTTTTGTGTAAAAGTGTCTCTCTTTGAACGCAGATTTTATGATTCTAATAATATTTTCAACATTCATCAAAATAAATGTTTCATTAAATGTCCCCATATTGACATCTTGCTCTTTCAAATTGGCGTTTGGAGTGCATGTATACTGACAACTTTTCATATAGTCGCATGTTGATGTAAATGGCTTGTCGCCTATTCTATAATTAAGTTTTTTTCCAGTTGATAGTGTTAACTCAACTTCGGTGTCAATATTTTTCTCTGTAAAATTACTCTGATTTATATTTAAGATGCAGTCGACGGAAGATTCTTTTAAAATTCTGCTAACAATTCCCATTTTAACTGCTTTTGTTTCAGAAAAGCGATACATTGCTAAATCTGCTGATTCTTTTCCGCTTTTCAAAATAGTTGCATGTAAAAAAATTTGAACATTTCTTTTATCAAAAGGTAAATTTTTATGGCTACATGTTCTAACTCCGCGACCTATAATTTGTTCAACTGCGCTCATGTTGTACCAGGGGTCCATGACATGTATTTGGCGAATATTTTTCAAGTCAACTCCTTCTGACCCTGACTTTGAAATAATAACAACTTTACACATCGAACCGTCGAGATTTTTATCGGAACGAAGTGCGTTGATTTCTGCGTCATTATTCGGTGAAATGTATTGATTACCGGTAATTAAAGCATACTTTAGTCCATTTGATTTTATTGAAACGCTATTTGAAAAAAATGATTTTGATGACACATTTTCATTTTTGTATCTTGTAAATCCCAATTCTTCCAACGCAAGCGCCATTGGAATTATTCCACTCTCAATGAAATAAGTGTATATCAGCACAATCCCTTCACAAAAGGTACTTTTAGACGGTACTTTTTTATTATAAGTTGAAACAATATTATCACATATGGATTTTATTTTTGAACTGTATTCTCCAATTTGCTCTGGTGAAAATATTCGATTTTTCGAATTTTTATATACATACTGACCTTTTTCTTTTTTCATTACATTCAATAATCCTTTCTCTCCATACGTGTATTCAAACTCTTCTTCTTCGTCGTCGTTCTTGAATGGGTATGTCATATTCAAAATTTGTCGAAATGATATCAAGTCATTGATTGTGTATCCTGAAAGCGCACTGTTATCACCAATATCGCCAATCTCATTGTACTCTTCCATAATGTCACTTTTCGGGTCAACATCTCCGATATTTACTCTCCTTTCTTCGTGTTCCTCCATTTTTTTCAATTTTCTCTCGTATATCTCATTTTGATGTTTTCCAATATGGGTAACATACACATCTACATGTTCTAATCCAGGAACCGTTGTTTTGTCGTCAAACGTAAACTTGGGATAAGAAATGCTTCCTCTTATTTTTTTTTCTCCATTATAAACCTCTTGCTGTTTCAATGCATTTTCTTTAGAAAATTGCGATGGAAATATTCGATATGGAAATGTATACGGATTTTCACCGCGCACATATGATATATATCCAATAGATGCCTCTTTTAATTTTTCTTTGCCAACCTCTTTTCCTTGAACAACCAATAGATTATTATTAGAATCAAACAAGTCGCTTGAATGGATGCGAGGGCGTCTGTCATTTACTCTCATTAAATTCAAAAGCCATACAATTTCTTTTGGATCATTGAACATTGGCGTTGCCGATAAAAATAATAATCGCAAATTTTCTGCATATTTTACAAGGTTCATCAAATAAGCTGCATCTTTATTGTTAGATTTCAAATTATGAACTTCATCAATAATTATTAATCTATTATTAAAAAATTTTCTCATTTTTTTTATTCCTTCACGACTTATTTTGATTTTTATTTCCGCTTCTTCTTCCGCTTCTTCTTCCTCTTCTTCCTCTTCTTCCTCTTCTTCCTCTTCCGCTTCCTCTTCCGCTTCCTCTTCCGCTTCCTCTTCCTCTTCCGCTTCCTCTTCTTCCGCTTCCTCTTCTTCCGCTTCCTCTTCTTCCGCTTCCTCTTCTTCCGCTTCCTCTTCCTCTTCTTCAGCCTCTTCCTCCTCTTCCTCCTCTTCCTCCTCTTCTTCAGCATTTTTTTTACCCTTTTCGTCCTCTTTATTCACAATTTTAGATTTTTGTATAATTCCTTCACCACTAATCAAAGTTCTTATAATAGATGAAAATTTTTGATATCCAAAAAACATGTATGATTTTTTTATTATTTTACCAATTTGTTTTTTTATTTTTAATTTAATCTTTTCTTCCTCTAATGCATTCCCAATTTCTTCTTGATCAATTTCAAACAAATGTAAATTTATCTCTTTCAAATACTTACTGCCAGTGCATCCGTTTATTGTCCATTTTCCTGATTCATTTCTGTGTAATTTATTAATATCGAATAATTCCTTTTTGAAATTATTTTTCACATTGATATTTGAAACAACGATTATTTCTTCTTTTATTCCCATTTGATTCAAATATTCTCTCATATTTTCAGATACTCCGATGGCAGAACACGTTTTTCCGGAACCTAGACCATGATACAAGAGCAAGCTATTGTATGGCGTTTGAAATGACATGAAATTTTTTACAAAGTATTGGTGTGGTTGCAATTCGTATGTTGCATTGCACATTTTATCAGCATGTTCTTCCAGTTCTTTATTTCTGTAAATTTTTTCATTATTCATTGTATCATAAAATTCTTTTTTTTCTGATATTTTTATGTTGAAGTTTTCATCATTTAAATCGGGATAAAGAAAATCATTACTAGAAGAAACACTTACACCTGAAATTTCATTTTTGCGTGGAATTATTTTTATTTTTTTTTTTGCTTGCACTTCTTCTACAACTTCCACTTCCTCCTCCTCTTGCTCTTCACCAATGACCCTTTTCGCCTTTTTCGGTTTTATTTTAATTTTCATAATTTTCTTTTTCTTTGAAGCACATCGATTTTTTTCAGTTTTATAACATGCTTCATCATGCGACGTGGCATTTACATCAGGATTATAAATACACCTTTCGGTTTCTTCATTGTACTTGCAAAATAATTCCCCGGTTTCTCCGGTTTCCCCGGTTTCTCCTGGTGCTGCTGCTACTGCTGCTACTGGTGCTACTGGTTCTGCTGTTGCCACCTCTTTTACCTCTTTTACCTTTTTCGCCTTTTTCGGTTTTATTTTAATTTTCATCATTTTCTTTTTCTTTGAAGCACATCGATTTTTTTCAGTTTTATAACATGCTTCGTCATGCGATGTGGCATTTACATCAGGATTGTAAATACACCTTTCGGTTTCTTCATTGTACTTGCAAAATAATTCCCCGGTTTCTTCTGGTGCTGCTGCTACTGGTGCTGCTAGTTCTGCTGTTGCTGCCTCTTTTACCTTTTTCGCCTTTTTCGCCTTTTTCGCCTTTTTCGATTTTATTTTAATTTTCATCATTTTCTTTTTCTTTGAAGCACATCGATTTTTTTCAGTTTTATAACATGCTTCGTCATGCGACGTGGCATTTACATCAGGATTGTAAATACACCTTTCGGTTTCTTCATTGTATTTACAAAATGTTTCCCCGCTTGCTGCTGTTGCTGCTGCTGCTTCACTTTCCATAAATGTGTATAATTATACAAAATTAAATAACTTGAAAATGATAATCTATAATATAAACAAATAATATATTATAGATTTATACTCATTTTTTTCAACAATAAATACAACATTTAATCATTCAAATCATACCGCATGTATCATAAATTTATTCAAAGTATTGTTAACACTTGTAATTATATTTTTTTTTTCAACATTATATGGTCGGATTATTTTCATGCATTCTTCATATGATAACCACTTCATATTTTTTACTTCTGACTTTTGATAATCATTTTTTTGTAAAGTCTCTCTGCTCATGTATGATAAATAATATTTATTTTTATATGACTTAATGTTTGACCCGATAAATATTTCTTCAAATGGAACCACATTATTTATCTGTTTCAAACAATATTTGTCATATCCTGTTTCTTCTTCAAACTCTCTAAATCCACAGTCTAAATCTTTTTCTTGATGATTCCTCCGTCCTTTCGGAAATCCCCACTCTGCCGTTTCCCAATTTGTTGTTGACGACGAAACAATGCTTTCTAAATTATATTTTACACCCGACGACATTTCAACACCATTTTTTAACTGTAAAAATTTACTCTTCGAAACCTGCTCTTCTCCTCTGTATTGTATTCCAGAGTACTCACCCCATAGTGACGACCACAATTCATCAAACGATTTTGTTAATATGTCATTTTTTTCATATATTGTCATTTCATCAATAATATTTTTGATATACTGGTAATTATAAAGTGAATATTTTCCGCGAATAAATTCTACATAACCAAAACTATCAGTCCTTTGAATCATCAAATACTCATACTTATTATCATATTCTTCACACTCTTTTTCACTCATTTCTTCCTCCATTTTTTGATACTCGCTCGTTTTTCGAAACGCAATGACACCTATACTCGTAATGGGAACACTACAATTTGAATACATGTGACCAATTTTACCACAGTTGTTACAATAATTTCCATTTCCGTGACCGCTGTTGTTACCATCGTTATGAACAAACTTTTGCATGTTTACCTAATTTTATTTTAGTTTTTACTTTGTTAAATATTATTTTATAACGGATAATAAGTTATATGTAAAAGATAAAATCTTTTTATATTGTTTGAATACAAACACAAATCAACCAACCAACCAACCAACCAACCATTACCAAATATGAAAACCACAGCCACACCAACAGCCACAACCACCACTTTAGACCCTAACGTATGGGGTCCGCACTACTGGTTTGTGTTACTCACAATCGCAACATCCTATCCTAAAAATCCCAACGATGTTACAAAAAAAAAGTACTATGAATTTATTCAAAACTTACCATTGTTTATGCCATCCAGTGCAATCGGCAATAGTTTTAGTAAACTATTAGACACATTTCCAGTTACTCCATATCTCGACAGCAGAGATTCGTTCATTAAGTGGGTTCATTTTATACACAATCGAATCAATGTTTTGTTGAATAAAGAAGAAATATCCCTTCATGATGCTTTAGAAATTTATTACAATAACTATAAACCTAAACACGTTGTCGCGAGAGAAAGATACAAACATTGGCAAAAAATTGTATTTATCATTATTGTAATGTTATTTTTGGGATTTATTAAATACAATATGAGTAAATCAAATTAATTTTTACAATGGCTCAGATATTTTATAATCCAAGGAGATAATTTGTCCCGATAGGTAGGTTGGTCGACCATTTGAGCCTCCAACTGTCCATGTTTCAAAAGGTAATTCTTGATATCTTCAGAAATTTGGTTGTTCATGTTTTTTATATAAATTATATATTATATATATCTTGAAGTTCAATTTTTATATATTATTATTTTAATATAGGCAAACCAAATATTAAATTCACCAAAACAATAAATAAAAATTAAATGTCAATAACGAAAAAAAGAAAAATGTATATGACCGGAGGAATTCCAATATATCCAGGAGGATTTAGTTGCGTATTTAAACCACAGTTGAAATGTAAATCGAAAAATAAAAATAAAACACGAAGGAATTCAAGTCAATTCAATAAGAGGTCGGGTATATCAAAATTATTATTCAAAGAACATGCAAAGTTAGAGATGGATAATATTCATTTGTTTTATAATGCTTTAAAGCGTATTCCAAAGTCTCACAAGTATTTCCTTTTGACGAAATCAAAGATTTGTTCGCCTGCAAAAATACCAAAGCGCGACCTGAAAGGGTTTGACAGCATGTGTTCAAATTTCACAAATAATGATGTATATGAGTCAAATATAAATGCAAATATTGAAAATTTGCGATTGATAAATATGCCGAACGCCGGAGTCTCGATTAATGAGTGGCTATCAAACGCAGAGCTAACCAATGCGCGAATCATTCTTTTTAACAAGATGATGTCAGAACTCATTACAAATGCCATTGTCCCAATGAACAGAGTAGGCGTAATTCACAATGACATCAAGGAAGATAACATTTTAATAAGTTCATCAAAAACAAACCCAAGACCAACCATTATTGACTGGGGAATATCAGGTATATCAACATCACATAATCCTATCCCAGAAATTATTATAAATAGGTATATTTCTGTATCGAATCCATTTAGCAGCATCATTTTTACATCAGATTTTATGATAAGTTATAGTGGGTTTTTAAAAATGCATAATAATCCATCATCTCCTTCATTTCGCGAAGAACTCTCCTCGTTTGCACTTTCACAGTACTTGAAATTTAAAGATATTGGACACTACTCGCATATTGAACGATTTTTTATTGCCGCGTTCACCTATAAAGAACATTACATGACCCATTCCCATCAAGATGAACAATATTACAAATCCGAATTCGAATCCGATGATTTTCACAGTAAAGTTATTGAGAAAACATACCACAGGTATGCATCCGCATACATTACTGACGTGTTGATTCATTTTACCGACTTTGACACAGCATCAGGAGACGGAATCCCCAAATTTCAATATGCTAAATATTTTACTGAAGTATACATATTCAATTGCGACATATGGGGAGTTATGTGTTGCTACAATATATTTTTTTCAGTTGTAAAAGAGTCTAGAATCATTCAACACGTCAACACGACAAAGTATTTCAATTTCCTGGCGCGACTTTTATCGATATTTACCAATCAAATCATGGTCAATGGTCATGAAAAAATTAATGTTAAAAAATTAACTAACTCGATTACGAATTCATTTCATTAATTTTTCATTGATTTCATTAGAATGAATGAGTGAGGGAGGAGTTTACACAAATTGTGCATAATACGATGAGGTGATTATAGAACTTTTGTGGTGAGGCATGCCGTCATCATTATCATCATAGAGTGATGGTTCCACATAAGGAGCGCAAGATGATTTTTTCGCAACAACAATATTAACCGCATTGTTTATAATGTCATTTACAATTGCATCCACAGTTGCATGTATGTTATGAGCATCAGGAAGAGCATCAGGAAGAGCATCAGGAAGAGCATCAGGAAGAGCATCAGGAAGAGCATCAGGAAGAGCATCAGGAGCATCAATAGCAAAAACAGGATTTGGTGCCACTTTTTTTCGCATTTTAATTATAACATAATCATCTTCATCAAATTCATATTTTTTTTTATTTACATTTGCACTTGCATTCACTATTTCATTCATTTTTGTTTTTTGAACCAAAACTTTATCTTCTAAATATTCTTTTATTTCAGATGAATAATTCGCAGTATAATTCAACAAACTACTCACAACATTTACAACATGATAAACTCCTGTAATCAAATAATACTGAGTATAAAATAAATATTTATTTTCTTGAACATCTTTTTCTTCTTTATGAACTTCTTCTTCTTCTTTATGAACTTCTTCTTCCATTATTATTTGTATTTGTATATTATAATAAAAAAAAACCTTTATTATAATTTCAACTTTATATTTCTCTTCATGAAAAATAAGTATTGAAAAAAATATAAATTGAAAAAAAAATATATATTTTTATTTTTTGTAGTTTACAAGATTTTCAGAGATTATGGATACTGCTGCTAGTCAGCAGCACATGACAACAGTAACAGCAGCAGCAGCAGCAGCATGCGGCGGAGGACAAGGACGAAAGGGAAAAGAAAAAGGACAAGGGCATGAAGCTTGCAAAAAACAGCTTATGCTTCTTCAAAAACAAATGAATGATGCGCTCAGCAACAAACGCAGCGATGAAATGCGCAAAATTGTTGATGACAACTCTACATTGATTGCAACCACACGAGAAAAGGGCATTATCACCATGACGTTGCGATTTGCAATTCAAGAAAGCGACAATGCATTGATTGAATCATTGTTTGGTCGCCTATCGATGAAGCGTGACTATTTTGAGTTGATGGTTTACAAAGGTGACCCAGCGTACAGCGCTCATTTATTTGAAACATATGTCGATTTCGCATTGTTGGAACAAAAAGACATTCGATTCATGATTGAAAACGGCTTGACCCAGTTGCTTCGTCACTTGGACGGCAAATTTCTGCATGATGCAGGTGGAACCAAATCTGAATTTGAGAAGTCTTCAACTCTGCGTCGCTACTCGCTTCAAAATTGCGGTCACTACATCGAAAAAATCATGAAAGTCATCGAGAATAACGTGACGAAAGCCATTGCGGAAGATGAAAAGAAAAAAAAGAAAAGTCACCTTCCTCACGACATTTTGAAAACCCTGCAAAAAACTTTCGCCGCTTACGATATTATAGTTGACGGTGGAAGCGTTTTACACTCGCGAAATGGTCAGCCCAATCCAAATGATTTGCGCAAAATGATTGACTTGTTGAAAACGCGCGGGCATTCGCCGCTTGTTGTCATTCACGCATCGCACACCAACGTCAAACTGAACCCGACATATGCCCCAGATGTGAACAAAATTCTTGAAAAACAAGATGGTATCACTTTCATTACAACTCCGTCGGGTTTAAAGTTGAACGATGACCTGTTCATTCTGCTGGCATACTTGACTCGTACAGACCGCGGACTTCCATGCAGCATTATCACGCGTGACACATACACTGACCACATGGACACTTTCAAAAACACGCAAAAGAATGTGTCGGATGACTTTGGCAAGTATTTGGCAACTGACTTGATTTCATACACGAATGATGCATTCGGCCAAATGCACGTGCCTCCCACCCAAACAAAACCATACTCCAACTGCATTCAAATCGTCGAGCCGTATGCATACATTCCGCTACTGCCCACAACGCCAAGTATGCCACCCCCCGAATTTAGTCAAATACTTTTGTAGATTTCATATTGATTGAGGGAGTGGAGGAACCCTCGGGTGCAAATTGTGTGCGCCCTAATTTTTTTTTCTTAAACATTATATATACAAACAATAATAATGCCGGCTGCTAAATCAAAATGTGTAAAACAGACCCAGAAAAAATATACGACAAGGTCGTCCCCTCCTTTTCCTGCCAACGAATGTAAAAACCAAACAAAAAAAGGTAATAATGGAAAGTTCTTTAAATCAGTCGAAGATAAAAATGGCGTTTACAAGTGGATTGCATTAAAAATTACAAACAAGACTAGACGTAATTAACTTGAAATAAATTATATATATTTATTTTTTTAATATTTATTTTATCTCTCTTCTCTCTTGAACCCTGAATACAAGTTTTTTTCCAAAAGTAACATGGATGTATGAATTGCTCGGTTTAGGATTGTATGGATTTACGATGGCTCATTTTAGAGAGAAGAGAGATAATTCAAAAATCAAAAAAAAAAATAAACAAAAAAAAAATAAAAAAATAAAAATAAAAAAATAAAAATAAACAAAAAAAATAAAAAAATAAAAATAAACAAAAAAAATAAAAAAATAAAATAAAATTTACAATATTTTAATTTATACAAAAATATAAATTATAATAAAAAATTATTATAAAAGTTTAATTATACAATACGCACACAAGTATGAAATTCAAATTTGAGTTCATTATTTTTATTATTACCGCCGCATTAATTTTAAATACTTATTATGATGGAAAATATTTTAAAATGGTTGAAACGGCAAACGCACGAAAGTATATTAAAATGGCAACATTTGGATTTTTTGGATTATCCATGTATTTATTTTTAAAAAAGAACCCGGCAAATTCTCAGACAATAATGCATCATGCAAATGAATTGATTAAATATATGCCGATTAGTCGAGAATCAGCGGACATGTTGACACCATTTTTCGATATGACAAATAAACGCGCATTTTTCAAAGGAGCAGCGGGTGATAACGACGACGAAGCAGAAGACTGGTCCAGTTCTACATCTAGGCGACAACAATACAATATAAATAAAATGATGAGCTCGGGAGGAAATTCAGGGACCGGCGGTGGCGGCGGTGGCGGCGGAATAAAAGCCACAAAACGAAGTGTGAGCGAATCGAAAAAGAAATTCGTGGCAGCCCAACAATCGTGGAGATGCGGCGACTGCAAACGACAACTACCTAGTTGGTTTGAAGTGGACCATAAAATTCGCCTCGAACACGGTGGTTCTAATGCAGTGGATAATTTAGTGGCATTGTGTCGAGACTGTCACGGAAAAAAAACAGCATTTGAGAATTTTTAATACTACCGGTGGTTATTATGTGGTTGTGGTTATTAAAATATAATAATTTATATATATAAATAAATATATTTCGTTTTAACAAAAATATTTTAAATGAACTCAATGAATCCTGGTGAATCTACAATGTCTACTATAACTATATTATCTTTAGTTGTAGTCGGATGTATTATTATAAATGTTTTTTTATACCTTTCTCAAGATATATGGATAGGTGGTCTATTTACTGCCCTATTAGTTGTTGCAATCGGACTGACATATCGTTACAATGAGGTTTTTAACTTGAACATAACAAATTACAGTATTTCCACACTATTACAAACGTATTTTGTTCCAATTCTAACATATATTACGTGGGTTGGTGTATTTTACTGGTTGATAAAAGCAATTTATGATATTGAAGAAAATCCAGACAAAAGCAAATTTTCATTAATTTCTGCAGCAGCTTTAACTATACTTCTTCCCATTTTAGTGGGAATTTTTACAGCCTACCGTGACCAATCCACTGGTAAAAAAATATTGTATGGACTATTTGCCACATTTGTTTTATTCATTGGAATATATAGTTACTATATTTATACTTTAAGCAACGGTTGTAACAATCGCATTGATAATACAATCTGTTGGACATATGCCGCACATATCACATTTGCATGTTTTATTTCATTAACAGCATTTTTTATTTGGTTGTCAACAAAGAATGTATCAAAATATTTTCAACTACTACCGAGTTCTTTATTGATTGACCCAAAGTTGCCACTCAGTATATTTTCCGTGGTTATTTATTTACTGTGTTGGATATCATGGGTGATTGTATTTTTTCGTCATTCAAAAATATCAGATTTTTTTCAGGATGAGAAGGATGACGTTGTGAATAGAATATTTACATTAATTGGATTATTGACGTTGATATTGTTATTTATAAAACAAAATGAAACTGGAACAGAATTAATAAATATAATAGTGGAATTTATTAGACTACCGGTGTCTACCATCTTACTGCATGTATCTATCTTAACAATATTTATAATTTCCTTGTACTCTTCAGTAACATATATAACACAACAACAAAAAAATAATATTCATAGTACTGAAGTTAATAACATAATTTATGTTTTATTTGGAATTTTATGTCTTTTTTTTGTTAGCTATTTAGATGTATTATTTCAATTTATAAGAAAAAAATATGGTTGGAAATGGGTTATTATATTTTATTTAATATTATTTGGTATTATATTTGACGCATATTCTTATTGAATGAATAGACAATGTTTCAAATATTAATTTTATTCATTTATTTTATATAGTATATTATAAAGATATTATATAAAACATCAAACCAAACACATAATTCAAACACACATAATCTAAAACAAAAGTAAAATAAAATGGTACTTTCTACAACTGTCTACTATATTATGTATTTAATAATAATTTTAATAATAGCCGGATTATTATATGGTTATATTCATAACATCATTCATGACTGGACATTTCTAGTAGCAATAATTATAACATTTATAATTACAGGATTTTTCAAGTATATCGGAATACCAAACATTTATGTAGTCATCATTTTTTTATTATTATTAGCTTGTTCACTATTTTTCTTGAATAAACTTGCAGCAATTATTATGTGTTCGATTCTTGGAATACTAATGCTTCACTTGCTGTATAAAGTGGTTGTAAAAGGTGTAAACGTGACTCAGGAGGTCAATAATTTTTTTAATGACATGTCAGTATCATCAATGTCAGGTATATGGGAGTCAATCAAAAAAATTGCCAACTTCATATGCGGCTACAACATCAAAGGATTCTTAACACAAATTGTAAAAAATTCAATGTTAATCATTTTTTTCATGTATTTAGCCCTAGTTGTATATATTTATAAAAAACAACCGTTTCAAATCGTATCTGACAACAAATCTATTTTCTTATTCATCTTTTTATTCATCGGGTTTGCACTTTTGTCATTGCTTGCAATGGGATTTGAAGCATTTGTGCCCTTTATAACATCATTCTTAAAATACACAGTGTTGATCGGAATCGTCCTAGGAATCATTCTTGCAATTTTACACGTTTACAATAATGTTCCCGTGATTGCAAATACGGTTCTTTTTGTCATAAACATTGCAATACTTATTGGCATTTTTACCATGATTGTCAAATTCATTGGCGCAGAAGCACCAGGTTATATTTCTGGACCACCTACATGGTCAAGCTTACTTTTTAAAATGCTTATTTACTTACCTTGTTTGTGTTTGAATTTCGTTGATTCAATTAAAACAGAGTTGAAACTAGCACAGACGACAGGCTGGACCTATGTTATTATTCTTATTATTGAAATCATACTAATTGCGTTATTATTTATTCTTCCAAAAGCTTTTGATGCTGTTATTAATCATAACGGCGAAGTTATAGTGGACAGTGTACTGCCTCTTAATGTGTCAAATACATTACAAGCAAGTAGTTCAGATTCAAACAACAACAGTACATCCGCTCTGACGCCATCTCTTGTAGATAGTGTAATCAACAACGAGCCGATTTATAATTATGGACTGTCTGCATGGTTTTATATTCACCCTCAACCTCTCAATACAAATTCAAGTTATACTAAAAGTACTGTTGGTGTAAGTATACTGAACTTTTCAGGAAGTCCGACCATAAGTTACAACCCAGTTGATGCAAGTGGCAATGCAATAAATGCAATCGTGGTTAGCGTTACAGGTAGTACTCCTATAACGACCATTCCGTCAATTCCTTTGCAAAGATGGAATCACTTATTTATAAATTTTAATAATGGCATTATGGACGTATTTTTAAACAATAAATTAGAAAAAACAACATCAAATATTTTTCCAAATGTTATGACAAATTTAACTGTAGGAAAAGATAAAGGTATATACGGCCAAGCATGTAATGTTATGTACTTTCGAAATCCTTTAGGCAGTGACGCAATTTCGTGGATATACAACACACACAAAAACTTGAATCCGCCATTATCTCCAAACTTTTAACTTGACGATATAAATTCAAAAATTATAAAATCGTTTCATTTAGAAATAATAAAAATAAAAAAAAAATAAAAAAAAATAAAAAACATAATATTTATTAATTATTTCAATAAAAAAAATATAATTAATAATAATAATATCTAATACAAATTATATAGGTTAGTTTTATTTCTCACTACTACCATAGAACAGTAATGGATTTCTCTTTTACAACGGTTATTATAGTAATACTTTTAATTATTATTATTTATTTTGTTTGGACAATGCTTTCTTCTTCATCTTCAGTTGCTTCGACTGGTCATCAAGATGCAAGAAGTAAGACAAGTATTAATGTTCCAGTAAATACTAGTTCGTTCTCATTTGTTACTTGGCTTTACGTAAGTGAATGGTCACAAACACCAACAACATCAAAAAATATTGTTTCTAACACAGGGGGGACGCAAGATATAACTAGATTCAATTTAAGTTTAGATAGCAATAATAATATTTTGAACCTCTCTATAGGAAATGGCAGCACTCAACCAACATCAGTGCAAAACATACCACTTCAGACATGGGTATGTATTATTGTGTCTGTTAATAATGGTAACGCAGTAGACATTTATCTCAACGGAAAACTTGTCAGCACAACAAGTTTGTCAGCAACATATTCTTTACCTAGTGGAAGTTATGATGTAGGTGGTGGAATTACTGGTTTAATAAATGTAACATTTAACCCCGAACCAACAGGACCACAGGATGCTTGGAACATTTATTCTAGCGGAGATGGAAGTGGAACTGGAAGTTCTGTTACCGACTTTTTCAATAAATACAAAGTTCGTTTCGCTTTTGTGAAAGACAACGTGGAATTATCTAAACTCGATATTTAATATTTGATTTATTAAATTATCATAAATAAAATAAATTATAACTATAATTAATATATTATAAAATTATAGTTATAAATCTCTAATAAAATGTTATTTTATGGTAAAGAAATAAATATATTTTATATTATTTTGCTTGTAATTTTTATTTTTGCTGTTTATATTTCAGTTTCATTTTACATGCAAGAAAAACAAAGCGTCGCGCTAACAACATCTTCACAGTCCATTTTGAATACAAATAATTCTTCACCGATATCTATTCCACCTGATAAATTGTTGAACAGAGGTGCTTTTGCAATATCTTTTTGGATGAATATAAATTCATGGGTGCCAACAGATGCAAGTGCAAATTTTAATGTCATATCGCTTGAAAATAATAGTTCAACACCACAAGTAAATATATTCAAGTTGTATATTGATTCAAGCTGCAACTTAGTTTATAGTAGTTCTATTAGCGTTAAAAGTCCATACAATATAATGTGGAACTCGCAATCTTTGCCAATCAAAGAATCAGTAAATGTGATTTTAAATTATAACGGCGACGATGACTATGTCGAAGATGAAAATTATTTAGATGCATCTGGAAATCCAAAACCGATATATAATATGAACACTGGATTTACAAATAAAAATCGCGCTTTAGATGTGTTTATAAATGGGAGACTGAATAACACAATCATACTGACCACTTCACTAACAAGCACCAAAGAAAGCACATGTGCCAGCAATTCAGTGTGCGTGTCGTACACTGACTCATCCATGAATTACTTTACGAATAATAATATTCAAATCAGTGTTGGAGAATCAGCTAATATTACGCCTGGACCTATTGGAACAATATCCAATGTCAATTTTATTAAAGGTGGGTGTTCAATTGAAGATGCGCAAAGTATAAACAGAGCAGGAAATTCAAGCAACATATTAGATGACTTATTTTCATACAAAATTCGATTCGGTTTAGTCGAAGATGGGAAAGAAGTAAAAGTATATGACATATGACGGACGGACGGACAGACGGACAGACGGACGACCGACGGACGTATCAGTGAGCAAGTAATACAACAAATTCAAAAAAACAGAATTAAGAACAGAATTAAGAACAGAATTAAGAATTACAGCATGCCAATTGTTTATTTTCACGATACTTATTCAAGCGAATAAAACCTTCAAGCGGAAAGCTTCTATTCTTAACGAAATAATTATTTGAAACACTTGTTCCCTGAAAATTGCCGGCATTTGCCATGGTTGCTCCGTATGCCGAATATAATGAAAATCCGTTGCTTGTTATCGTGTCTGTTTTCAATTTTTGAAGACGCGTGCTTCCCGAAACAGCACCTTGTCGCGCAAACTGTGTGTTATTTGGCTTATAGATTGTACTACAATAATTATTTGCAGGTCGATTGAGGAGATTGTTATTATATGTTTTTGGATTCGTACAATACTTTGACTCGTAAACTTGCGGGCCATTTTGCGCATCTATCGGGTATAAAAATTCAAATGGAATATTATCATTTACGCTAGGATAGTATATACAACCTGGTTTTTTGGTAGTCGAAATTCGTTGAACTGCAGTTCTGCACCTAGACTGCAAATAACCCGTCGTGGTTTCATAATAAGACTGGCTCAACGTGGAAATGCCTGACCGGATTCGATTATTTTCAGGGTTGCACGAGATGCGCACTGTGTCATAAACGCTGGTAATAATTTCATAACTTGTGTCGGGGTTAATTTCATCTTTTTGGTCCGGAATTGGTTCAGCAATCGGAGTTATCGGAGTAACAAAATAAATATCCGGAACAGTTGGCTCATTGTTTTCATAAACAATGTCATAAATGGTGGCAGCCCCTGGAATATCAAGAAAAATTTCTTCTATAATTGGAGTGCTGATAAAATGTATCGGAATAGATATTGCACCATTATTTTGAATTTTTTCTTCTTTATCACACTTATTTTCTGCATAGGAGTCTGCTATTTGAAATGAATTCCCACCTGTTTCAATGCATTCGCATGACTCTGCATTTGTTTTATACACGCTTGACCCCGGCGTATCCATGAGCTGCACCGTCGCCATTCGTTTTTGGCTAGAATTGTCTGTTGATGAATTTGTGGGAACTAGCTGCTTGCGCCAGTGCTTTATCGGGCGCGCCTTAAACTCCGGTCCTATAAAATCAGCCTGATTTATATTGGATGGAACACCGTTTGCATTTGGACGATGCATGCCAGGAACTACGTTAAATGCAGTATCCGCCTTTGTCGCATAGTGCGGTTTTCGTGTTGTTCTTAAAGTATTTGAAACTCTAAAATTTTGTGGGTTATTTATTTTTGGAGTTGTCACCACTGTTGTCATTATTGTCAACTATTATTATCAATTATTATTATTATTTTATTAATTATTATTATTATCAGTTATTATTATTATATCAACAATAATAATAATATCAATATTTTAATAAATTTTAATACATTTAAATTTTAATACATTTAAATTTTAATACATTTAAATTTTAATACATTATTTCTTAATAGAAACTTCAAGTTGCGATATTGTAAAAGGACTTTGTATGAGATATACTTCATCATCATCAGGATGAAATTTATACAAGGAACAGTCTGCGTATTTGAGTCTCATTTGTTTAGTGGTTTCCGTCTCTTTTTTTCGTCTTGACCCGGCTTCATCGTCATCACCTTCGTCATCATTTTTTCTGCCTTCTTCCTGATAATCGGGATTGAACTGAAGTGACGTTTGGTATATTTCAATAATAGTTTGAAGAATTTCAAGCTTTTTTATAGGATCCGAAATTTGACTCATAGTTTCTTTTTGCTTTTCAATATCAGTTAATATTCTTTGAATATCATCACGAATGCGAATCAACTGTGCATGTCGTTCTTTGTTATGAACAACATTTTCATAATCAGAAATATATTTTTTATACAATTCAAGCTCTCTGTTGAATTCAGGAATTTTTACAGTAATTTCAGCAAGAGTCTCATCTTCAGATTTATAATTGAATAACAAATCCAACTTCAAATTGATAATATTTTCTTTCATTACTTCAACCTTTTTAAATTGTGATTCAATCAAATCCTGAAGATTGTGCGTATTTCCCATTTTAAATCCACGGCTTTTTTTTATTTTTTGCATTTTTGATAAAATAGAACGAATATTAGATGACTCAAGCATTTCTTGCTTTATTTCTAGTCTTTTATTTTCATTTGTCGACTGTATGAATTTCTGTTTTTTATATAAATTATTAATTATTTTTTTTCTTTCTTCAAAATAGTCTTGTTTCAGTCTAAAATAGTTCATAATCTTTTCATCATTTGATTCTTCAGCTTCAGTAGTCATCGTGTGCTTATATAACTATAGATACAATTTAAAATTATTAAAATAATTTAAAGATTTACAAATACATCACAATAGTTTTTGAATAAATATTCAATAAAATCGAATAAATATCACCACATCACCACCACATCACCACATAAACCATGGAAAATGTTATAAAACCAATGACAAAAGAATATCTTAAAAATTATCCTAAAAATAGAGAGTTATATAGAGTTGTAAATTTAATATGCAATGGTGTAATAAATAAAGTAAGTGGGCGATTATATACAGGTTCTGATTTTTGCATTGAAACTGCATTCAAGTATTCTATTCCGTTTGAAGAAGAGTGGGTTAGTGCTACATTGCGTAATTTTATTTATCAGTCACAAGCGCAACTGTCAACATTGGAGTACCACAACTTACAATTGAAATTGACAAATGATGCAAACGAAAGAGCAAAAATTCGAGAACAGTTCATTCAAGATTTGTTGGCAGAGCTTCAAGTTGTATTTCCTGATAGTAAAATAAACTGGATTGAAAAATCGTATTTTCCTCACGGGTACAACTATCATGAAGTCAAAAAAATGTTTATTGAAATTGATTGGACGCCATGACTGCCATGACTGACCATCCACATAATCACATAATCATTCAATATTCATTCATTCACCATGAAGGTAAATCTGTAATCAAATTAGCATGCGTGATATTGCCTTTTTGTCTATCCATTTTTATTGTTGCAGATACATTATTTAGTTTTGTTAAAATATATTGTTTTTCTTGTTGTTTTCTTCTTTCTTTTTCTTCAGGAGTAAGTTTTCCTTTGTATTTGTAATACAGAATACCCCCTAAAAGTATGAAAAATAATGCAAACATTGAGACATTGAATATTGTATTGTAGTGTTGCGACTTTAATTGATGACATCCTTTCAACACTCCACTAATAAATGACTTTACGCCGGGTTCAGTTAAAAATGGTTTGTCATCTTGACTATGACCCATTCTAAAAAAATTCATTTGAATCAATCTATGTGGTGGTTGTGGTTGTGGTTATGTAAGGTGTAACTGATGTTTTTACTTTTATAAAAGTGACAGATATTTTCATATTAAATTTTACACACAATATATAAAATTTAATATATTTGTAATACAAAGAAAGATTATTATAAAATAATATTTTTACTAAATAGAGAAACAGAATAAGCAAATGTCTACTACTACTACTAGTACTACTACCGATACTTCTTCAACACCTGCGCCAGCTTCCGCAACCGCAACCGCAACCGCTGCCGCCGCATCTTCTCTAACATCTCTAACCTCAAATTCAAAAGCGGCTCAAGTGATTGACCCAGCCACCTCTATTTTTGTTTATATTGGAGTTACAGCTGTTTATTTTGTTATGAAATACATGTTTCCTGATAAGTCAACAATTTTATTTGCTATTTATTTTATTTTAATCCTTGTGAGCCAATTTATTTTGAATATATATTTAGCCAAACAAATGTGCAACAGTCCTTCCAATGTTGGAACCGCGGCTGTTGCAACAATTATTCCATGGGTTCTTATTTTCGGTTTACTCAACTTATTGCTGACAATGTTTCCTGGATGGCTTGCCGCCTTTTCGAATACAATCGGCTATGCTATTGCAAGCGTTTTCGGCGTGTCGTCACTTTTTACAGAAAAGTTATTGAATGATACTGGAAAAGCGAAAGATAAAGATGCATTTATTGTCATTAAAAATATACTAAGCGATCCTTCTACCGTTATCAACACGCTGAACACTGACAACCTTGTAGGTTTCTGGAATAAAAGCATTAGTGTCGAATTATTCAAAGACGGACTTAAACAGGTTGATGACAATGTAACTGCCGAGAGCAGTCCGTTATTTTTCGAACTTAAACAATATATTATACTAAAAGACCTTATTTCTTACTTTATATGGTATTTATTGACAGGAATCCTTATTACATCTATCAGCTACAATTACATGTTGACCATTCCATGTGTGCAGACTCCTAAACAAGCACGAACTGCAGCTGCTCAATTTTTAGCAAATAAGAATAATGCGAAAACTGCTGCAGATGCCGCCAAGTCAAATGCACCCGTTTACAAAACCGATGGAAAATAATTTTGTGAAACGAACCCTATGGATAGTTTATATTTCTATTTTTACAAATTATATCAGAGAGAAGAGAGAATTATAGTCTTTACATGAAATAAATAAAATATTAATGTAATTTACTTTATTTACTGAACCATTTTGATGAAACAATTATATTCATATTCGCATTTATTTCAGTGTCAATTAAATAATGATTATAAACTGATATGAAATATTTTTCAAACCATCTTTTGCTAATGATTTTATATTCTTTATCAAATGCATACTTACAATAAGACTGGTATATTGTATATAGTGACTGACTTGTCAGTGGGTGTACATTCGCATTCGCACTCTCTATTTTAGATTCTTTATATTTTTTTATAAATTCCTCGATTTCTGCTCTTTTATTCCATATATTTGATCGGCATCCCACATGAATCAAATACTTATCATCCTCAATGATGATGTCTGGATAAAAATGTTTTATGAGTCCTAGCAACATCTTATCTGAAACGTTATTATGCAACAGCGTCGTCGCAGATCGTTTGATTGATTTGTTGAATAATGACAACAACTCTTCCAACTCTAATTCATATTCTTCTTCTTTGTCTTCTTCTTCGTTATTATTTTTTGTATTATTCAAATCTATTATATATGTATTCCAAAATGACATAAAACTACAAACAAATGGTAAATGTTTACTTGTTCTATTTTTTATAATTGTATTTTCAAAGTTATCCGGCAACTGCATAACGTCAATGTCCAAGTTCAACTCTTCATAATGTGTTGACAGCAACTCTTGGAGAGAATGATTAAAAAATATATTTGGAATATTCTCTTCCTCAATAAAAATCTTCCACAAATACAACAAATTTTTATATGTAATGGTGTATCCAGGACATTCCTCTGTTGTTGCATGAATGAACCTCGCCACAATTTCGAGATTCGTATTATTTTTTAAATACAGTGCATGATTTATTACTGAATAGTCATTACAATACTTTTCTAAAAATAAATCGGCAGACACGTATCGCGTTGAATAGTGAGATGCAACGCATAACAAATCAATAATGTGAGGAATAATGTGCGACTTGAAATAGTCGTCTAGAATAATAAACCCGTTTGATAAATCGCACACATTGATAAGTCGGCACTCTTCATTTGCATGTTCATAGTATTTAAATTTGAAATGAGTCAATAAATTAATTCCAAAGTATTTATAACACTCTTGACTTATTTCCTTTATACATGGAATAAATGTTTTTGAATTAATGAAATAATGAAGTGAATTTTTTTTATGAAGAATGTCACCAATGGTAGTAAGAAAGTATTTTACTGTGTCTTTGTTGTGAAAAAGCGCAGGCGTAAGCAGTCGTAAAATATTTTGAATTGTTTCTGACTCTGGTATAGATTTTAATATATTATTCTCTCGAATTCGTTTTATAATTTGTATTTTTATTTTATATTTCCATGGCATCAAATCTTTATGACTTGCACTAATGGTTGTTAAAATAGAGTGTTGAATGTTGTCCTCTTTTATAACTTCATACACTTTATCACCAGAGTAAATAAAAAATAACTCTGTTCCAGAGTGATAAAAATAACGCGTTTTTGCAAGAAATTCTTCAATAAATTCATCCGATTTTTCTTCAAGTGACTTTTTTCTCTCTTCTCTCTGTTGATACTGTTGAACAGTCGTTTCAAGAATCGTCGGCAATACATCTGTAATATGATGAATCAATTTTTGTTGAACATTTGGCATACTACTGTATTTATTATACAACGCTGTAATTATGTTTACAGCTTCCGCGATGTCGCTGCTATCATTTTGGTGCTGGATTGTATTTTGTGTGGTCGCTTCGAGCTGATTTATCATATAAATATATACGCGGGCGTGTATATTTATATATGCATATGTTTATATAAATTATTATATTTATTTATTATTTATTTGATTTTGTCTAATTGTTTCCAAATTTAACTATATTAAGAGTAAATAATTTTGTATAAATTTTTTAAATAAACAAAAGATTTTAATATATATATAATTTATATATAATTTATGAATCCAGTTGAGGAAGAAACTCCAGTTACAATTGCGGAAGAAACTCCCGTTGCAGAAGAAACACCAGTTGTAGAAGAAGCTCCCGTTGCAGAAGAAACTCCCGTAGTAGAAGAAGCTCCCGTAGTAGAAGAAGCTCCCGTTGCAGAAGAAGCTCCCGTTTCAGAAGAAACGACTCCCGCTGTTGAAGAAACGACTCCCGTTGCAGTTGTTGAAGAAACTTCAGTTGCAGAAGAAGCTCCCGTTGCAGAAGAAGCTCCCGTTACAGAAAAAACTCCTGTAGTTGAAGAAACTCCCGTTGCAGTTGTTGAAGAAGCTCCCGTTGCAGTTGTTGAAGAAACTCCCGTTGCAGTTGTTGAAGAAGCTCCCGTTGCAGAAGAAACTACTCCCGTTACAGAAGAAACTCCTGTAGTTGAAGAAGCTCCCGTTGCAGTTACAGAAGAAGCTCCAGTTGCAGTTGTTGAAGAAGCTCCCGTTGCAGTTGTTGAAGAAGCTCCCGTTGCAGTTGCAGAAGAAACTCCCGTTGCAGTTGTTGAAGAAACTCCCGTTGCAGTTGTTGAAGAAGCTCCCGTTGCAGAAGAAACTCCAGTTGCAGTTGCAGAAGAAATTACTCTCGTTGTAGAAGAAACTCCAGTTGCAGAAGAAACTCCAGTTGCAGTTGCAGAAGAAACTCCAGTTGCAGTTGTTGAAGAAATTACTCTCGTTGTTGAAGAAGCTACTCCCGTTGCAGTTGCAGAAGAAATTACTCTCGTTGTAGAAGAAACTCCAGTTGCAGTTGCAGAAGAAACTCCAGTTGCAGTTGCAGAAGAAACTCCAGTTGCAGTTGTTGAAGAAACTCCAGTTGCAGTTGTTGAAGAAACTCCAGTTGCAGTTGCAGAAGAAATTACTCTCGTTGTAGAAGAAACTCCAGTTGCAGAAGAAACTCCAGTTGCAGTTGCAGAAGAAACTCCAGTTGCAGAAGAAACTCCAGTTGCAGAAGAAACTCCAGTTGCAGAAGAAACTCCAGTTGCAGTTGCAGAAGAAATTACTCTCGTTGTTGAAGAAGCTACTCCCGTTTCAGTTGTTGAAGAAGCTACTCCCGTTTCAGTTGTTGAAGAAGCTACTCCCGTTTCAGTTGCGGAAGAAACTCCTGTTGTAAAAAAAAATACTCCAGTTATAAAAAAAACTCCATTATCAATTAAAAAAATCAGAAAGTATAATAAGTATAATAAATTTTTCATTAATATTTTTAATATAAAAAAATAATACTCTTATATTTTTGGAACATTCATTGCATTCGAATTCGCATTCGCATTCATCAGACTTAAAAACATTTTGAACCTGTGATTTAAATTGTATACATGGGTTTCAAGGTTTAATAAATCTGATGAAACATCAAATGACCTCAAATAATAAAAATATTTCTGATTGTGTATTTTTATTTTATTCAGAATTGTGTCCAACTCATTATGCAATTTTGTGCACATTTCATGAATACCTGTCAACGCTTTGTTTATGCTTGTTTTTTCATGAACAGTGGTGTCTGGAATCTCTGAAATATAACTTTCAATCACTTCCAATTTGTAAATAATATCCAATGTTTCTAATTTTGATTTAATGTACGTCTCTCCGCACATGTATTCCGATAAAATTTCATATATTTTTGAATTTGTAGCACCAATCGAGCGCAACACCGCATCCCTTTGTAATAAACTTGCAACAACCAACGCCATTCTAAAAAATACTTGTATAATAAATATATATGTTATATAAAAGTATAAATATAAATTTATATACTTTTATATAATTAATTCAGTTTTCAATTTCTATAATGTTTCAAGTGAAAAAACTAGTTTCGCACGCAGTTGTACCTAAAAGAGCCACAGAAGGCAGTGCCGGATTGGACATTAGTTCGTCCGTGGATGCAACTATTCCACCTCATAAATGGTGCGCCATTTCCACTGGCATTTCCATCATGGTTCCAAAAGACTGTTATGCAAGAATTGCACCGAGAAGCGGGTTGGCATTCAAATACGGAATCCAGGTTGGCGCTGGAGTCGTTGACAGCGACTATACGGGTGAAATAAAAGTTATCCTGTTCAACCACGGGGCATACGATTTTACAATCAAAGCAGGCGACAGAATTGCACAGTTGATTTTTGAGAGAATATTCACAAATGAATTGGAAGAAGTTGAAGAGTTGGTAAAAACAGAGAGAGGTGCAGGAGGGTTTGGTAGCACGGGATTATAAACAACTATTATTTTATATTATGCATTATGAAACAAATTATCAACCGATATTTTATAAGCCAAAGTTCTGTTACTGTATTTCTCTTGTTTATATTGGTCCTTCAAATGAAATAGACTAATGCAAGTATTATGTAACATTTTTTTTAAACGTTCTTCAACCGCATCCAAACTCCAATAATCATTTGAATTATTTTGCACCCATTCAAAATAACTCACAATGACACCTCCGCTGTTGCACAACACATCAGGTATTACTTCAATGTTTCTTTCAAGCAATATTGCGTCAGCCTCGGCAGTTGTCGGTCCATTTGCACCTTCTGCAACAAGCCTGCAACTTGAACCGATATTTTGGGCAACATCTTTTGTTATTTGCAGCTCTTTCGCGGCTGGAATTACAATGTCGCATTTCATTTTCCAAAAATCTTGTTCGCTTATTTTTTCAACGTCTTTAAACGCAGGCGAACTCTCCACGTTGAGTAATCCTCGATTATCAGCATTATATTTTTTCAACATTTCAACGTTCATGCTAGATGCGTCATTGAATTTATAATATCCGGTGTGGTCGCCAACCGCCAAGCACGTGTAACCAAACTGATTTAAAAAATGCATCGTCCAAACGCCAACATTTCCGAAACCCTGTATAATGTATGTTTTCAACGGATCATCTATAAAATCCTTGTGATGTTTATTCCAATAGTCAATTGTTAATGCAACGCCCAAACCGGTGGAGTGGTTTCGCCCCAAGGACCCTCCACAATCCACACTTTTACCCGTAAAACAGCCCAATTGTGATTTGTTCGACACATTGCTCAACTCTTGATATTTGGAAACCATCCAGTCCATTGTTTGACTTGACGTTCCGATGTCCGGTGCCGGTATATCAAGAGTTGGCCCAATATTTGTATAAATGGCGGCACAAAATGCTTTCGAAATGTTTCGATTTTCATTTTCTGAATACTTTCTTGGATTATACATGACACCCCCCTTTGCTCCGCCAAACGGTAAATTATGAAGGGCGCATTTTATTGTCATCCAAAATGCCAGTGCCTTGCATTCTTCCATGTGAACCTCTTCGCTAAAACGCAGCCCACCTTTATATGGACCCAACCAATTATTATGTTGAACGCGATATCCAGTAAATATTTCAACTCGGTTATCATCTAATACAACAGGAAAATTTACAATAATTTCCTTATTATGCACATTGAGGCATATTAAAAAGGTAGCATCATAAACAAATGTTGTAAAAACGGTTTCCAATTGGGAACGAAACAATTCCGTAATTTCACTCTTACTCATGATTGAGTATGACTACGTAATAAATGAAATGGTTTGATGTGTGTATTTATAAAAAAAATATAAATTAAACTAAATAAATACAAATACAAATACAATTACAAGTAAAAGTACAGTTATAAATATAACTAATATATTTTTAAGTTATTTATTTTTTTTTATTTATAATTAACTTCTTGGTATTGTTACTCCAAGAACACTTTGTATTTTATTAACATGTGTCGGATTGTACACGCAAGTTCCTCTTTCAATTTCAGCAACAATTGAAACATCAAAGTTGCATTTTTGTGCCAATTCCTTCTGCGTCATTTTTTTTTCACACCTTGCTGCGCTGACAGCAAGGGAAGTTTTTTTTGAAACATATTTCGTTTTTTTTACATCGTCGTCTGATGCGGCTGCATAAATGCCGACAGATGCCAATGATGACGATGTTTTCTGAGTTGTTGCAGGTGCAGTTTTTTTTTCTGCTGATTTTTTATTAAAAATAACGGGTTCCCAATCTTGATGATGCGACGACATTGATGACTTGTTATGAGTTGACTGATTTGATTGACTGATTGATTTTTATTGAGATTTTATTAATTATATATATAAATTCAATTTTATATATAATTAATATTCAGTTTATAAATATAAATAAATAAATAAATATTTACAGTTTATCCCCAAATTTGATACTCTTTTTCGAGTTTCACATTGTGCAACATTTGAAACGTTTTGTTTTCACTTGAAAAATAACTCGGTGTCAATATACTCCAGTCCAAATTCTCGTGAAACAGCGTTACCTTTGTGTATATGTATCCAATTAATGCACTGCACCAAAAACGTGACGTTTTTTGCGGATTGGGGTCTTTTTTGTAATACGCTTCTATCCAGTCGGTTACCACGATATCATACGGTTTATCATAGACAACTTTATGAATTTCTTGTAGTGTAACACTGTTAAATAGTTTTTCATACTGCTCTTTTGATTCACAAATCAAACGTCTGAGATAAATTTTTCCCTGATATGTTTTTAAAAATTCATCAAATTCGACAAATTGAACACCGAATTTTTTTTTATTATCTTCGGGGTCTGGAGTATCAGATATTCCCGATGTCCAAACGTACACACCTTTCAACTTGGGGTTTGTCATATCCGGGTCAACCACAACCATTCCAACGTGAGAATAATCGCTTTGGGTCATGAACTTAATGAACCAGCTAAATATTCCCCATGAATTGTGTTGTAAATCGTCGCACACCAACAAGTCTCCCGTTTTCAATGTTGCCTTCAAATTACTCAACTCGTCTGCATCTAAAAAAGTATTTGACTTCAAATTCATTTTTTTGTATAATAGTCGTGGTGACGTTGGTGACGTTGGTGACGTTGGTGATGGTGGCGGTGTTTCATTTAAAAGTGTCATTTCTGTACCTTTTTCTACATTTTCGTTTCGATTATTCATTTTGTTTTTTTTTTGGTTGTAGTAGTATTGTTTATTGGTATTATATTTAATCGTTTTTTTAAATAATTATTATATATATATTATTCAAAGATTATTTTAAAATGTCGGGTTTTTTTTCAGATATTATGACGGATATGAAAGGGATGGAGCAGAATTTGCTGGGTCCTGATTATTTGTATTGGAAACGCATATTGAAACCATCAGATATGGGTATGTCGGACGAAGGAACTTTTGACGCACTTGCTAATAATGTTGGCGGATTGATCAACTATGTTGAAGTGCTTGTGTCTGGAAAGGGTGGTTCTACAACAGGCGGTCCTTTAGGTGATAAGTTTTTTTTAAAAACAGGTGGTCAGTGCACTGACGTTGAATCAAACAAATTAGTTGACCGATATATTTACATTAATAATGTTCCGAGCGGAAACATCCCATTTATATCATCAGGTCTAGGGGGAACTGAGTTTACAGAATTTGAGGGATTAATTCCTGGAACGCTAGGTGATTTAGCGAAACTAAATCCGCTAAATATTTTCAAGTCATTCATGATGGGCGAAAACCCGCCGTGCATGTCAGTTACGCTCGCCACGATTACTCCTGTAACCGACGCAAATTTAAATGACACCGGACAAGACAATTTTGGAACCGACACTAAATTTGTCGCAGTTGCCGATGTGAAAAATATGGACCCGTGCACATTTCTCGATAAAAAAAATCCGGCGGACCCTACGCAAACATGTACTGAAACATTTATAAACTACAACGGCGGTAATGGTGATGATTCAGATTCATGCTCATCGTCGTCATCATCATCAAAACACAAATCAAAATGCAAATACAAGTATGCAGCGATTCGAAAAAATAAAATAAAACAAAAAAAGAAAAAAGATTCAAAAAGGTCAGGTTATCAATTTGATAAAATCGATTTTTCAAAATTACCAGATGACGTTTATGTAAAGGCATTTTATGCTTGCATAAGCATATTTTCTCTCTATGTTTTGTATCGATTCATTCAAAGATATAATAAAAAATAAAATAGATGACCTTGTCAAAGTAAAAAAAATACGGGAACTAGGGCTTGAACCTAGGACCTCGGAGTTATGAGCCCCGCGCGCTTCCTCTGCGCCATCCCCGTTGAGTACCACCCACAGGTATCGATCCTGTGCTTGCCTTTTAATGAGAAAGAGATAACCATCAAACTTTCGGACATTGAGTGTCTTGATTGTGTTCGACGATAAGCCGCCCGCCGTGGGAGTGGTTTACAGTTGCAGGCTGTGTTTTGCGTCGCTTAGCTATGACGAGGAGCTTCTGTAAAGCTACTGAATGATATTATTCCCCCAACAGGTTTCGATCCTGTGACCTTCCGCTTATAAGGCGATAACCATCATCAATTCGGACTCTTGCGAGTCAAGGTTGTAGACGACGGTGTTTTAGACGCTCTGCCGCTGAGCTATAGGGGATTAATTTTTGGGTATATTTTTTCCAATTTTTTTTTCAGCTTACTTTGAAGCCTTTTTTTGAGGAACTGAGAGGATTCGAACTCGCGACATATGAGTCGCTTGGTTTTGAAGTTTCCAATTTCCCATTAGACCACAAGTACACATTTGCGCACTTGCTTATAACAAATATGCATTAATCCATATATTAAGATGACATTCCAAATATATTGACTTGACTGACAACTATTAAAATAATGTTACAATTAATACATTACATTATACATTATAAAATGTTTTGTATTTAATTTTTTATTTATTTTTTTTTATTATTTCTTTTTTTTTTACTATTATTTTTCCTTTTCATAGTTCGTTTTTTATATTTCTTTACACTGCCACCACCGTAACGAGAGCGTTTTAACGGCCTTAATGGTTCTTCAGATGGTGACAAGTCCGACGACGAAGATGACGATTCAAGTGGTTCAGACATAAAATCCGATGATGTTGCAACTGGTTTAGATTGTAAAGACGCATCAGTAGACGACGCATCAGTAGATGATGGTTCAGACATAAAATCCGATGATGTTGCAACTGGTTTAGATTGTAAAGACGCATCAGTAGATGATGCTTCAGGTTGTAACGAGACATCAGTAGATGATGCTTCAGGTTGTAACGACGCATCAGTAGATGGTTCAGACATAAAATCTAACGATGATGTTGAAACTGGTTCAGGTTGTGACGACGAGCCCGATGGAGATGGTTCAGACATAAAAGACGACGACGAGTCCGATGGAGACGGTGACAAATCCAACGATGATGTTGAAACTTGTTGAGGTTGTGACGACGCATCAGTAGATTCAGTAGATGAGTTACCCGTTAACAAATTACTAATCGTGTTAAAAATACCACCTTCATTTTCACCACTTACACCAGCTTTGCATTTTTTATATTCTTCATCACAACTCTCAGGCGTGTTTGGTGTTGGACTAAGAAAATTAATAAGTGCATTTCTTCCTCCAAACATTTGGCGGCGTCTATATCTACGTTGACGCCGTGTCCTGCTACGCTTATTCATTCTTTTATTTTTTAGAGTTTCTCTTTTCATTTTACTAAATTTTATTATATATATATTAATTTTATATTATTATTTTTTCATCATTAATATAAAAATGCTATTACTTTTCATTTATGGAGCAAAAATTTGACGATTCCCTATACTTGTATAAATTGACCCTCCGCCAGATTTGAATGAGTTATTTGCACCCTTCTTTTTTGGCGCAATACACCCTCCAGCACGACACCTTCGAATTGCAATATTTCGACTAGTTGTGTCTTTGCTTCTAAAAGACATGGGAGCAGTTGTTGCTAAACCCACCTTCATACTCCCTCCGCCAATTGCATTATTTTTAAGACGCTCAATTCGTTGAGAACTGTCTTGCGGAAATGATATAGGCTTTCCAACTAAACCTGTGCGTTTATGAGGCGGTATTTGATTAAAGGTTGTTCCAAAATTTCCATGCACATTTCCGGCAACCTTATTATCCATATTTTTGACACCATTTGGCTCCCCTTTAGTTTTAACAAACGTACGACGACCCATTGCAAAGACGCTGTCATTGGATGACGGATAAAACTGTTGCGGCATCGGATTCACGCTTGTCAGCGTTGCATTATTTCCACGCTGTTTTATTAAAATATGACTATCAGGAGGACCATTAAAATTATATTTCAACTTGAATACCATTTTAGTTATATAACTTAATATGATATAATATATTATGCTTAATTAATATATTGTATTTTGAATGAGCTGTTATTGTTATTTACACTTTTATTATATAAAATAAATTAAGAAATATTATTAAAAGCGCCTAATTGCTCTAAATGCAGACTGAGAACCACTATTCAAGTTTCCACCATTGCTCGCATTATTGTAGTTGCGGTTAATCGCCTGAAGCTTCTTAAACGTGGTGTAATCTGAACCGTCGTACACATATTTCACATTGCATGTGGAAGATGGAACACCAGTTTTATCAGGATGCGGTTGAACTGCTCCCGCCATTTTCTTCCACCCATTCAATCCACCTCTTACAGAACTAATTTGCGTTGGACCGCCTGAAGTGTAATTTTTACGATTCAATAAATCTCCAGCATTGTTTATAGCGCGAAATGGAGTTGCAGCCACTGGCAGATTTTTTACAGTTCCAGTTGCAGCTGCACCGTTCCATGCTTCTCTCAACGTTACTCGCGACATTTCTCTTTCACTGCTGCCATCTGGACCACCGCTGCCGTTCTTACTTGATCCACCACCTAACAGTTTCGCAGAAAAGCCATTAAAAAAACCTCCTAAAATCATCTTCATTTTTAAATGTTCGTATATTTAATATATGATAATATTATATAATAAAATAAATAAAATTAAAATAATGAATATCACAAAATATATATATAAAAGATATTAATGATAATAACTTAAATTATATACACGTGAGTCATAATGCAAGCAAAGATTGATTTCAATTTAGAACACATCGTTCTTGCTCTCGAAGATGTTGATAAAAAAATTATGGATGTAGAAGATGGTTATACTCTTCAATATGATATAGAAACTAATAATGGTTATGCAAACATTCAACTGGATGAAGACGCATTATTGTTGCAAGGTAGAATGTTTTTTGATATTTTCCACATGCCAAAAGACAGTATTCAAACCACTGTTAAAATTTACAGGGATAAAAAATCTTCAATTTTACAATGTGAAATAAAAGGAAATAATGATTTGGCAAATTTAGTATTAGTAGAGATTTTACAACGATATTATGCCATCTATAAATAAAAATAAAATATTTTCATACAATATAATAACTAAACTCACAATCACTGTAAAATGGTCTGCATGAAAAGCTGCATTATTGCAACAATGTTCATCGTTGCAATGATTTTCACCATGTACAATTCAGACAGCACTTTGTCGATAAAAGAATTTACCGCCGTTCTCTCCGAAAAACAAAAAGCAATCTATAAAAAGATTGCAGACGAACGTCGACAAATTTATTTCAAAGGGTTTGGACTAGGTCTTGTATTATCACTTTTATTTTTATTTTGGAAAAGTGCGACGAAAAATTCATACAAAATAAATCGATTTTCAACAATATGCGTTGTTGGAGCAGTCACATTTATAACCAACTACTTTTTTTATATTCTCTCTCCAAAAAGCGACTGGATGATACTTCACATTGACGGAGAAAAACAAAAACAAGCATGGTTAAATGTGTACAGAAAAATGCAATACAACTATCATTTAGGAGCAGTACTTGGACTTGTGGGCGCGTTTTTTATTGCCAACATGTTTTGTGATTAATGGGACTAACAGGTGTGTTCATGATTCAGGATTACAGGATTATATTTCGATTATAACTTTCTAAAAAAGAGAGAAAGAGAGATTAAACAAATAAATAAAATAAATAAAATAATATAATATATAAATATTGTATAATAAAATGGCTTCTGCTCTCCCCATAGTAGACGATGTATTAGGAGTAGTAACTATAGATATGCCTGTTAAAAATGTGGTAAGGTTAATGAGTACTTCATTAGAAAATAAAAATGCGATTAAAAGATTATTTGGTGATAATTTTTTTAGAAAACTAGAAAGAGTGCGGATTGTTAGTGAAGCAAAAAAAATGTTTGATACTAATTCTGCATTATTCAAAGCTACATACTGTACTGGACAACTTACACCACAAAATTGTGATATTATTGAAAGTTTTATGAATTTTGCATTAAATGAAAGAAGCTGTGATGTACCCATCAAGAAATTTGATGAGTTATATGAAAGTCAAAACATAGAATTATTATCTAATATATTAGATAAAAATCCACATCCATTATTTGTTGGAGATAAAAATGCATTTTGTCAAATACTGGCACTAAAGCCAAAATCTCCTAGTCACGAATTACAAATGGAAATGTCATTATTATGTGGTGAATCACTTGATGGTAGTGAAGGTGGTTCAAAAAGAAAAAGAAAATCAAAAAGAAAATCAAAAAGAAACATAAAAAGGAACATAAAAAGGTATAAAAGAAAAACCTTCAAAAAGAAAAAATAAAACATATCACAATAAATATTTTTAATTTTACAAATATTTATTTTACATTTATTTTATTCTATTATTCCGTCATGATTCGCGGGACTACATTCATCGTTTGCAGTTCTTGAAACAGCAGCTTGCATGAATATGGAATTTCAACGTACGCGAAATCGGTTCGATTGTCGCACATTTTGCAGCAGTGAATGCCCAACGCGTCATTATAAGCTGCAACCATTCCGCATCTGGAACACACATGGACCTGGTATTTATCTGAAACATCGTAGAGTCGCTCGCGCGTGAATCGTGCAGCTCCGTGCGATACCATGCAGTTGTGTGCAACGATGCCATTTGCAAGAAATGAATGCGTGTCTTCTACACTGATGTCATACACGTGTTGCGGGCCGACATTGATTCTCGACACAACCTCCAAATTCATCGTGGGAAGTGAGGCACTTTCGCGATACACGCCATATACTGTAGTATCGGTGTCATAATCTTTAATATCGTCATCAATTATACCTTCTTCTTCATTAAATACTTGTTCATTCACGTGGTCGTGGTCATCCATTTTTTTTTCTGACTCTGCATCATCGCTTAGAAACCAGCTGAGCGCTCCAATTTTTTCCATGAATTGTTCCGCAGTGGGAAATGACTTGGATGTGAATTTGCCAAATTCTGTGCCTTTAATCAGGTGATCCGTAATATCGTGTGTGCTTGGAATTGCGTATTCATGAAGCAGCCCTTCAGTTTTCTTTAGTTCTTCAACTGCTTGAATAATGGCACTCTTTGTGGGCACAATCTTGTCCGGATTCTTCGATTTGATTTCCTTGAAATGCGTTATTTCATCAACACGATTCACCAGCCAATTGTGTTGACGGCAAACTTCTTCACGCAAGCGACGATATGAAACACCGGCTTCAAGACGCTGGGATTTGTGGCAGCAATAACGAAATCCGATTTTTTCGGAGAATGGTATAAGTTGTTCAATAGGAAGGTGAAGCGTCAACTGAAAACTTCGGTTCGACGCATCATTTTTATCTTTCAATTCGAATTTCTTTCTAGATGAGGATGTTTCCCGAAAATTCTGAATCGTTGTATTATGAATACCACATTTGGCAAGTAGTTTCTGCATATCTTCAAACATTTTTTGCAATGATTCACGATGCTCATATGTCTTCGATTTTGAAAATGAAACGGATGTCATAACGTCGCGTTTCCCCCTATGCAATCCAAGAACACATGTGTGTCCGTCGCCGCCAAACATTCCAGCAAGAAATTCACGAATAATGGGGCGTGGACAGTTCTCATTCAAAATAAATTCAGGAAGTGTTCCTGGTTGATCTATTTTTCTTCCACGCAAGATTCCGCCAAGTTGAAGAATATCATCAAGAAATTCACTCGGAATGTTAACAAAATAGTAATTTTTCGTTTTATATTTCATCTGGTTAATTTCGCAAAACATGGTTATATCACCGAGAAATTGTTTAACATCAATTACATGTCCAAGTGAAACTGATGCCTGTTTTCGTGTACCATCTGCACTAATACTTCCATCGGTAATCAAAAGTCCAAGTATGCGTGCAAATGCAAGCGTTCTCATATATTCATTATAAGTATCTGTCCTGAGCGTTCGTGTTCCTAATGATTGTGTCCAACCACCACATTCCGCAATTTCTTCCTTGACTTTCATAAGTGGATAAGCAACGCCGGTTTTAACCTTTGTTTTATGAAGTTCAAGGTCCTTTACTTTCACCCATTCATTATTTGATGTTAATACTGGGTGTTCTTCTGTACATATGATTTTCCTACCATCTTCAAATGTTAGCTCAACACAGTCACGCATTCCCTTATCCATAAATGCGCATTGTTTTGAAGGAACCATACCATTCTTGCTCTCACTCCACCCAAGAACATGTTTTTTATTTATATCCATTTCTTCAATCATTACTGATAGCCCACATCTTAGAGAAACGGGTGTGTCTCCCTTAGCACAATCTTTCTCCATTTCCCCAAACCGTAATCCTCCATCTCGCGAGCGGCCTTCCGCAGGCTGACGCGTGAGATTTACCATTGGACCGATGGACCTGCTGTGTTGCTTGTCGTTGACCATGTGTTTTAGGCGCTGGTAGAATGCGGGACCGATGAAAATGTCTGAATTGATTTGTTCGCCGGATAGGCCGTTATACAGGAGTTCATTTCCGTTGTTTTCGTAGCCGAGTTTTAGGAGTTCATTGCGGATGGTATAAACGTCGAGTTCTCCGAATGATGTTCCGTCGCCGAAGAGTCCGAGTTCGAGGAGGACTTTTCCGAGGAGGGTTTCTTTGAGTTGGGCGATGGTCATACGGGATGGAATGGCATGGGGATTGATGATGATGTCGGGACGCTGTCCGCTCTTTGTGAATGGCATATCCATTTCTGGAATGATGTTTCCGATGGTACCCTTTTGTCCGTGACGACTGCTGAGTTTATCTCCGATGACCGGCTTTCGAAATGTGCGAATGCGAACTTTGCAAATGACGTATCCGTCCCCGTTTCGCTCCGTGTAATTCTTATCGACGTAGCAGTCTTCTGTAGTCCTGTGCATTTTACTGGCGTCTTCATATTTGATTACTTTTGTGTGGTCATTCCTATTTTCCTTGATGGGCATGACCTTGCCCATGATAATGTCACGATTTTCAATAACGGAATTTTCGGGAATAACGCCCTTGCTATTCAATTTCGAATAATTTCCAAATTTCATTCCTTTTGTTTTTGTGGAATCTGGTCTGCATCGAATTTCCTCGTCACCGTTGATTTTCTTGTCCTCGTCCTTTTCAGTGTGATAAATGGTTGCGCTGAATAAACCGCGGTCGATTGCGCCCTTGTTGACAAGGATGCTGTCTTCTTGATTGTAGCCGGTATAACTCATAATTGCGACGATGACGGGTGCGCCGGATGGAATCTCGTCGAGCTTTATCATGCGCATAACACGAGTATCAACTAGCGGACGCATTGGATTGGATAGGACATATGCCGTCTTGTCCATCCGGTTGTAAAAGTTCGTAACGTACATGCCCATCGCCTGCTTACCCATTGCGCAATTTGAACTTGCAAAATTATCTCCAGCAATAAATGAATGATTATCGTGTTCAACTTCAATGTCAGATATCATGCAATCTTCTTGTCTTGTTATAGACTCAATTGGTATAAATGCCAAGTTATTAACAACTTGAATATCCCTCATCCATTCTTCGATATTGCCACAATACTTGTTTTGTTTATTATTTTTTTTTGTTTTAAGGTATTCAGTAACTTTAAATGAATGTATATTTTTAGTGTTACAATATGCATAACCAACTGTGTCATAATATTTTATAATATTATCCATTTTACTTGAAATAGTAAATGATATTTTTACTCTTGATTCACTTATTTTACTTTCTTTCACATGCAATGTATTAATTCCTAATCTACTTAATATTAAAACACATTGATTCATGAATGAAACCAGAGACTCCTTGTAAGTTGGATTGATTTGTTGTGATGTCTCTTGAATCTTTATAATATATATTCTTTCAATAGTAGTTAACCTTCTATCAATTGTTTTATCCCATCTGATTTTGCATCCATCTCCGCCTTGAAACCCTCTCATGAACTGAAGCCCATATGCATTATTGTCAACTATCCAATTTGGAATGCTATTTCTTACAGTTTCTGTTTTTTTTCCATATCCTATTCCCATACTTATTAAAAGTGCTGGCAAACATCCATTATAAATTACTGCATATGTGTGGTGTGTTTGTTCTCTGTCACTATCTTTACTTTTAAATGTTCTTGTTCCTTCCATTATTTTAATATCTTTGTCAAATCCAATTGATTTCAAATCATTTGTAAACTCTAATGCATCACAATATTGTCCGAAATCAAACGAACATTGAAATTCTTTATATAAATAAACACCGTCATTGTTGACATTTTTTCTATTTTTTTGGTATATATTAATTGAACCATCAGCATATAAATATCCAATTATTCTTGACAATGTTGTTAATTTAGGATTATTTTCATAAAGCGGAAGCAATCCGATATTTTTTAATTTACTAACATATTTTTGTACTTTATTTATTTTTCTATTTTTAGTTTCGTCAATTTCGAGTTCTTTCATCTTATTAATAAATTCATCTTCACACAATATGCATTTGTCTCCAATTTTATTATCTTCAATGTGTGTGGGAAAGTGAGTTATTCCAACTCTTAATTCGTTCTGTTGAATCAACTCACCCACAGTTTTCCAACCACAGTTTGTCATGAATTTATGGTCTTCTGTTGCTACAATTTCTCTTCCACTAATAGTTTTGACCTTGTAAACAGGATTATCATTTTTACGAATAAAGTGATTTACAACTTTAGTTTTAACTACTTCAAATGTTTTGGGACAAAATGACATTACACTGTCTCCAATTCTAACATCTTTTATTTGTGTCCTTGTTCCATCTCCCATAAGAACATTTTCATGAACTCCGATGCATTGATAAGTATTTCTGGGTGACTGGTTGTGCTCTGGAAACGGAATGCACGATGCCAAGATTCCAAAAATGGTGCTCGGGTGAATTTCGCAGTGGGTATAATTGTAGGTGAACTGTGAAGTCGGAGTCGGATTTGATGCATTTTTCAAATCTGTGCGTTTCATTGCAATCATGCTGAAATTCTGTTCCTCCGGGTCAATGTATTCAATCACTGCATTTTCAATCCTGCAATCAGTTACCAGGTCGTCCCACGTGATTTCACGGCGGTCCAACTTGCGCAGAACATCCGACGTGATAAATGTGCGATTATTCTTTACACGCAAAACCGGGCGCATAATTCGCCCCGAGTCATTGCAAATTCGAATTTCCTTGTTTCGAATATCAAAAACAACCGACGTGTAAATATTAATAATACCCTTGCTTTTCTTATCCTTGAATGCATTGTAGAGTTCAACCGGATGAGTGCTTATTCCTACCCACGCACCATTTACAAATACCTTTACTGCATCAACAAGAACGTTGCTGTTGGCAATTGTGTCGAGACATTGAATGTACGGTTCAACCTGCTTGTGAAGCGAATCGGCGTGACTCGGAATGGTGATATGCGACATGTAGCTGATATTTTTTACGACACCGACGCTTGCGCCTTCAGGAGACTCAGCGACGCATAAAAACCCCCATGTTGTGTTATGGAGTTTTCGCGGCGGAATCAGTTTTCCACTTTTATCAATCGGCGTACTTACACGACGAAGGTGGCTCAAACTCGACACATATGTTAAACGATTCAAAACTTGGGCAACGCCCACCTTATTTGTGTTGACATTTTTGATTCCAAAATCTCCAGTTGACAGAGCGCGCTTAATTCCATTTTCAATTGTTGTTGACTTGATTATCTTGTATGCATTCGTCTTGTTAATAATATTCAAGTAGTCTTCGGTCGACCTCCACGAGCCTGTATTGATTTCACGAATGACCTGCTTGGTCATATCCTTCACCACCTTATTGAAATAATTTCGAAATAAATTATTCAGTAAAACACCTGTCAAATCAATGCGCTTGTTCATGTATGAGTCGCGGTCATCTTGTTTTATAATCCCTAAACTGCATTTGATAATTCGTGAAGCCATGTACCCCAAATAGTATATCTTTTGTGCCTGAGTTCTGCAATGAGGAAACAAATCAGAATTCAAGATTTCAATTGCAAAATCGCGCTTCTTTCTTGCTCCCGTTTCTTTATCCATATTCAAAGGAGTAAACATGACAATCGACGTGATTTGACGCATCGCATCTTCATGAGTAAGAACCGTGTTGGCATCAATGACAGACGCGCGAAGTGCCATAAGTATTGACTCATTATTTCCTTCCTTGTTTTCAATATTAAACACTATCTTTTCACATATTTCCTTGTCCGACAGCACGGACAGCGCCCGAAACAACACAAACAACGGAATCGGTTGTTTCACACGCGGTATCTGAACATAAATCGGAAATCCAAAACCATTATTTTTGCTTGCTATCATCATATTAATTTGTTTCGGAGAAATACATTTAAAATCAGGCACAGACTTTACTTCCGCTAGCCACATCCATTTCGTATTTCCTTTAGAAACATTGTAACAATACACTTTGTTTTCAGCCGCCCTTTCTTGACCAAGCACCGTCTTTTCACTTCCATTTATAATAAAGTAACCACCTGCGTCATATGAACATTCTCCCGTCTCAGCATTACTAATGTGAGCATACTGATTCAATATGCAAACTGATGACTTCAACATGATTGGCATTTTACCAATGTGAATGCTCGGCAACACCTTGTGAAACGTTTGCACATTCTCAAGCTGTTCTCCTGAACGAACAATGTATTTTATATTTGCATCCACTGTCATTGTAGATGCATATGTAAAATTTCTTAAACGCGCCTCTTGGGGAAACATGAGTTTCGTAGCACCGTTGTTCTCATGAATTTGAGCACGATAAAGATGAAATTTATCAAACGTAACTTCAATCTCCAGTTTATATTTTTTATTTTTTTTATCAAAATCTTGCTCTGACGCAATCGTCACTGGATTGAACATTCCAATTGTTCTCTCAACTTGAACCCCAATAAAATCATTGTACGACTCTATTTGATGCCTCACCAAACGTTTCAAATGTTGGTCCTTAAAATATGAACTTATAATTTTCCAAGGCGCTTCCGAATATTCGCTTTGACTGTCGTCATAATCATTATATTCATCATTTGTTTCGAAACCTCTCCCATTACTGTCTTTTTTATTCATTTTCACGTGTGAAGTTGAAACAGCCATTTTATAATGTTCGTTCTGACTATTTTATAAATCAATTTATATTTAAATCTTTTATCATATAATATAAAATGATTTATACATTTATTTAAAGTAAAAAGATGTGTCCAAAATAATGTATTTTTTTATATAATAAATATAATATCAAAAAAATACCAATCCATTTTATATTCATTCATTCATAAAATAAATTAACCAATAACTAGCAACAAAATAAAAAGAAAATAAATGACAGAAATAAAAAAAAAGATAACCATCAATCGCGAACATTTAAATCCATCATTTTCACAAAAAAGAAATAACGGTTCTATAAAAAAAAATAGAAAACTCCCTGAATTTATAAAACCCAGTGAACTTAAAAATAATTTGATTAAATTATTGAAACAAAAGAGAGAAGAAACAAAAAATGCAACAAGAGCTCATTCTGTTCCTCTTGATTTTAGTAATAATGACAGTACTAATAATAATAATAGTAACAATGACAAACAACAAAAAGAGCCTTTTAATAGAGAAAAATATACAAACATTTTTTCAAAAGACTTTGAAGCATCCATTGATTATTTAAAAAAATTTAAAAAAAATACACATCCATCTTCAGTAACGCGAAAACATCACTATAATAATAATAATAATAATAGTAATAACAATAGTAACAATAATTCAAGTAAACTTCAAAATGTTACACTAGATGTACCCTCGAATTTAATGCTTCCAATTTCATCAAACATTACAAGACATGTTACAGGAGGAATAAACACAAACATGGATACGGACATGGACACAAACATGAACACGGGCGTTAAACATGACGAACCATTATCACCTGTTCTGCATTTAAAACAGCAACTACAAGAGCTGCAGCAATCTTTATCTACTTTGAAACTAAACATACCTCCACCACCACCTCCTCCACTACCACCTCATGAAGTGTCTCAAGCGCCGGCGCCAGCGCCACCACCTCCTCCGCCTCCGCCACCACCTCCTCCGCCTCCGCCTCCGCCTCCGCCTCCTCCGCCTCCGCCTCCGCCTCGTTCATCTTTGAAATATGACAACTTCATCAATGACAACAATCATGATGATGATGATTATGATGGCGCGAAAAATAACAAAAACAATTCAATGATTAAACTCAACGACGATGTTCCATATGGAGCAATGAAAGGTGGAACAAAACCATCATACAGACAATTTTACAATAAAACATTAAAAAAAAATTCATTCGATAATAACAACATTTACAATTATAATAATGAAAACAAAAATACCAGTCACCTGAAAAAAACCAGTCATAATAAAGTAAAAAAATATAAACCTCAACCAAGAAAACTCAAACAAGTTCGAAGAAAAACTACAATTAAAAAATACAAACTTGGAAAACATGGCAACAAAATAAGTATTTTAATTAAAAACAATAAAACCAGAAAAATAATTCAAAATGCACAACGCGAATTAAAAAATGTTCCAATTTATGATGTAAAAAATGCACTTATTAAAAATAATTTATTAAAACTTGGTTCTACAGCTCCATCCAACATATTACGAAAAATATATGAAGAGTGTAATATGACAGGAGAAGTTGTAAATACAAATGGAGACGTATTTATTCACAACTACATAAATGAAACAAGAAAAATTTAAATGAATTTAAACATCTTTAATAAAAATAAAATCAAATTATAAAATAAATAATATCTATTATTAATATAAAAAAAATGGGAAATGCTAGCTCAAGAACAGTTAATAGAGATGATAGTGTAATAAAAGCAGAAATGAATGAAATAATGACAAAAATAAATGTTCAGAACAAACGCCTTGACGAATTTATTAAAAACAGAGAAACAACAGCAACAGACCAGTTGAGTGAAAATAAAAAGAGTAAGGATGAGGAACAAATGAGGTTAACAGGAGAATTAGTTGCTTTAAAAAGAAGACTAACAGAATTAAATGACGAGTTAAAAAAATTAGAAGAAGCCGCATCTGCATCTCCTGCCGCTGCCGCCGTTGCTCCTGCTGCTGCCGCCGTTGCTCCCGCTGCTGCCGTACCCGCACAAAATCTTGATACACCTAGAACACAACAAATTTACAACCCCAGAAATCTACAAGGCTCTCCTCCAAACCTACCTGATTTTGAATATCCCGATCCCGCCGGTGGAACAATAAAAAGAAAAAATAGTAAAAGAAAAAATAGTAAAAGAAAAAATAGTAAAAGAAAAAATAGTAAAAGAAAAAATAGTAAAAGAAAAAATAGTAAAAGAAAAAATAGTAAAAGAAAAAATAGTAAAAGAAAAAATAGTAAAAGAA